GGGGTACGTTACTTATGAGATACGGCATTATCTACGTCTAGCAGCTCCACCTCTAGCATAGCCTTTTTTCTTTTTGCCTATGCCGCCACCCATCATCTTCTTAGGTTTCATTGCTCCTCCACGAGCCATTCCTTTTTTCTTCTTGTGCATTGCCATATTTTTATTTCCTTTTATTCATAATTTGTAATCCTTGTTTACCAAACCTGTAACCAAAGGATGCACCAATGCTAATGTATAAACAGTTAGCAAACCAAGAAGGTGTGTTCGCATTTAAGAAATCAAACCCTTCTTTAACATATGGTTGAGTCCAAGGTAGGAAACATCCAACCAATATACCACCAAAAATTATTGTCCAAAATTCATCTTTCCACGAACCTGCCATTTGTGCTGTAAGGCTCTGTTCCATAAGCATAGAAGATGTAGCTTCAGTTTCGTATACTTTAGCTTCAGCTTTAGCACGAGCAACTTTTACTTCTGTCTCTGCTTTTTGTTTTTCCATCTTGCCTTGCAGATAAGTTCCTGCTATATTGGCAATAGGACTTATGAGTGATGATAGTCCTAACATTATGTTTTCCTCGTTGCTTTTCTTTTTCTACCTGATGCAGTTACAGACCATTTAACTTTCTTAGGTCCTGTTTTCTTTCTTGCTTCTGCTTTACTTATTCTTCCAGCTACAGCTTTAGGTCTACAAGCAGGGTAAGGTCTTTTCTTTTTTTCGCTTCCTGACCTTCCACATTTCTTGCCTGTCTTAACATCTCGCCAATCTTCTTTGAACCATTTAGTTAAGCCACCTGTAGGCTTTCTAGGCATAAGTGCCACCCCTAGCTTTATACGTTTTTACTAGCCATGCATTTGCATATGCTGATGGATATACTTTAAATTTTCTTTTTGCTTCTGCTTTGACTGTAGAGTACAAAGATTTATTTTTAGGAACTGGTCCTGCACCTTTTTTCTTTTTTGTAATAAGTGCTCCGGGTTTAGCTTTAATAACTTTACTTAAAGTTTTAGCTTGACCTGCGTGAGCTTTACTTGCTTTTGTTAATTTACCTGCAACTTTTTTTATTGTTGACTTTGCTTTTGTTGCAAGTGTTCCTGCTTTAGCTTTGATGACACCTCTACCTATCAGTATATCTTTTTGTGTAGTCTTGCCGTCTCCACTTAAATCTGGAAAACCACCTCTACTAAAGCCTAAATGTTTCTGACCTTTTAAGCCTTCTACACCAAACACTTCTATAGCCATCTCTAATACTTTTCTTTTTTGTGTTGCAGTTAAGTTTCCAAATATTCTTGGTTGCTTTGCCATTCTAGCAGATAATCCTTTTCCTGATCTAGGTTTAGCCATTTAACATCTCCTTACCATTTTACTTTATGTGACCAATACCTTGCACTAAATATATCAGGCTTGGCATCTTGTGCATTATGACGAGCATAGTAAGATTTCTTACGAGCTTTATCTTTTTTACTTGTAGGATTTTTTCCTGCACCTTTTACTCCTTGTTGACCAAAGCGAATAATTTTTTCCTTACCACCCTTACACGCTTTCACTACATGTGATTTTGTAGGATGGTCAGGTGTTCGCTTTGGTTTATTACAAGCCATTTTAGATTTGTCAAGTTTAGCTGCCATAACTAACCTTGAATAAATATGTGATAAATAAGTAAAGCTATGATAAGTAATTTACCATAGTCTAAATCAAATTTAGTACCTTCACCAAATTTCTTTTCCCACATTTCAAATTTAATTTTTTCCCAATCAATCATGTTGGTTCTCCCTTAGTTCCTGTAGGGCTACCCATATATACACATGTACTGTAACCATTTAAATATTGAGGGTCTTGTATTGTACTTGTTCTTACCTTATCTATATATTGATAGCACGTATCTTGTGATGTAAATGGAAAATTTACCATTGGAAAATTTACCCATGTTGCACTATCTCCTAGTGCCCATAATATTGTTATAACCGGAATCCACATTTCTTAATCACCTTTCTGAGGAATGCAGTAAACTTTGAGGTAGACTTTATCACCTGCTTGTCTTTGGTGTAAGTCCTGTGCTCGTAGCTTCTGTGCATATCCAAGGCAAGTATCCAAATCATTGAAGTAGACATTTTCTTGTATCTCTGTTCCTTGTAGTAAGACGACTAACATCCAAACCATAGCTAGTGCCACAAATTTGTGAGAGCATAATCATCAGCACATCCACATATATCATTTAATAATCCCATTGCTACTGCGTATAATATAATAAATATGAAGAACGCACCTACTAGATATGTTATCCATTTAAATATGAGATACATTGTACCACTGTATTTTTAAGATGTCAATCACTAAATTGTTTTTTTATACTTCTAACTACACTTTTAATATCAAAAGGTTCTTTATTAGGTCTATATGGACATTGATATTGTCTAGGGCAAGGTCCTGCATCATATGGTACATACTCTCTATACTGTGTATTGTTTGCACCTACAAAGACACATACTCTTTGATTGTTCCCTAGTATCTGACTTGCTAATCTACAAGTCGTCATCTTCACATTGTCTTCTTTTGCTGAAGCAGTTGGAAGTAATAGTAATATTAGTAGGATTAAACTGACATACTTATTAGCCACATCATCCAACCTAAACCACTTACACCTACTAAAGCCGCTAATCCCATAATAGTGTAATCTCTTATCTTACGTTGCTGTTCTTCTTTTGCGTAGATAGCCTTCTGTCTAGCTTTACGTAATCTACCTTCTTCTCTTAATAAATCATCCCATGCTTGTGTGCCATAGTGAGCTATTAAAAAATTTCTTAGTTCCTCTCTTTGTTTTTCTAGTTTCTTTTTAGCTGAAAAACTTTCTATTGCTACTTGCTCAATAGACCCATTAAATAATTTATCTAAAGCTGTAGGGTTATTAGCATTTCTATGTACATTATCTACATCACTAACTGCTGACATCCATTTGCCAAGCTCTGATGATAGGTCTTCAATTTCTTTGCCCACCATTATAGCTTTTTTTATAGCGTTATATGCTGTAGTCGCACCTGTAACGGCTGCTGACAATGTGATGGGGTCTATCATGTAAGCAGTCCTACTTAGATTTTTTCAAATTATTTGTTACTTTTCCACCTGCAAAATAGTTATGTGGTTTTGCAAAACCTGCACCACCTTTAGCGTACCCTTTTTTCTTTTTAGGCATTCCACCCATAGCCATTCCTTTTACAGAAATACCAAAGCGTTTAAGTCTTGACAAACCTTCGCTTCTTGTCATGTTACCTGCATTGATTGCATCTCTTACAAAGTTTTTTATAATGCCTATTTCTTTTCTTGTAAGTTCGCTAGTAGGCAAATTCATAATATCTCTTTCTGCCATGTCCTTAACCTCCTCTAAATACTTTTCTAACTTTTAAAAAGTCACTCACGCTAATGTCTACCTGAGAAAATGCTTTTCTTATTCTTTCTTTGTTCCCAGTATTAATGATAGCCATTAATTTAGTTCTTCTAGCAGGTGATATGTCTTGATATTCTCTTTTCATTTTTAATGATAGACCATCTGCACCTTTTTTTGTTGGTAGTTTACTAGGAGCAGTCCTACTCATCTGCGTTTTTTTAGCAGCGCCCATAGATTGTCCTGTTGTTCCACCTCTTGGTGAGTCTGCACTCTTTGTTTTACCAATAGAACCCTTTGGTCTAGCTGACTGTGAGCCTGAACCTGTAATTTTTTTGTCTGCTTTCTTTGGAGCACTTGTCTTCTTTGCTTTTTTTGCTGCAGTTCCCATTGATTTAGCTTTTGTCTTCTTACTAGGTGCTTTTTCCTGTGTAACTTTTTTACCACCAGCAATAGTTCCCTCACTCTTTGCCATCTTAGTACTTTTTCTAATACGTATAGGCAGATCATAAACCTTTTCACCTGCTTTTGCCGCAGCTTTTGATTTAGGTTTAACCTGATCGCTGTAACTTTTACCTTTTTTCTTTTTCTTTATCATACTACTGATAAGTTTTTTTACTAACTTTGTTGCTGCCATTATTTTATACTCCCTATTCGTGCCAACCTTCGGCTTTCATGGCATTCTCTACACGAGATAGAGAATAACGCACTCCTGTATCTTTATAAATGAGTGCTCTAATGTAATGTACAGAGGAATGAGGTACATGAACTGCACGTAAGTCTCCATATTTACGTAAAGATTTGTACGTGTCTGACAAAATGTCATCCGTATATGTTAGTTTTACTGATTTTTTCATAGATGTCAACTATTATTTTAGTACAGAATGTACATTATACTGTATTACCAAGATTTTTTATACTTATAATATGCTACATTTAAGTATTTATTTATTTTTAAAGTGTAACAGTTTAACTGTTATGGTAATTATACTCTTTTTACGCAGCTTGTCAACCCCAAAACAATTAAATAAGTATAATTTTGTAGTATTTAGTGTGGCAATGTTGCAACTGTTGCATACTTGCAACACTATTTAATGGAGTTATCTATGTGGTTACCACTTCAATTTCCTAATCTGTGTATTTATACAAGCATACGTACCCCATAGGGTGGCATGGCTGTCGCCCTCCCCCTCAATCGTGGGCAGACGTGTGCATAATGTCCAGCCACACGCAGGAATTGAGCCGACCAAATGCTCATTCTCTCTGAGAATGAAAGTGCAATCAGACCAAAACCGACCCCTAACACTCAAACGGAGTGTTAAAGGTGGAGTTGCCGAGCCAAATGACCATCACAAAGTGATGAATTGGCAAAATTGCCGTTCAAACTACGTTTGGGAGTACAAAAAACCATACCCCCTCTTAACAGCGAAGCTGTTACAAGTCCGATGTCGGACAGTCTGCATCATCAGAAACAGATCAATCATAGATAGATTCTCTATCAAAAACTGACGGCAAAATGACTCCGTTTGAACATTTTTTTATGGTTTCATTTGAAATGTTTTAAGCACCCTGTAACGAAGTGAAGGGTGTTAAAACCTTTCAATTAAATGAAACCAAAAAAATGTAACAAACGGAGTCAAACATGAAAAATTCAACAACAACCACTTCCAAATTAAACAACGGTTTAATTCAAAACTTAGCTAAAGCTAAGTCAAATGCTGAAAAAGGTTCAATTCTCTCTAGAGAGAATACACGTCTACTGTCTCTTGAAAAGAGACAGTTTGAAGCCCAAACTATGTTTGGAGGTTTTTGGTTTTCACTTGGAAAGCTCATCTCTGATGAGTTGAATGCAAGTGGAAAGTTGAGACTTTCCACAGCTCAGCTTAAAAAGCTGAATATCACTAAAATTGAACGTCAAAGACGTTCAGATGCTAAACTTTTCTTTGAAAATTATGATGCTTTACAATCTCTTACAAAGAGATTTAATAACGTATCAGCTTTGCTGAAAGAATTTAATAAACAGAACTCAAAGAGTTCTGAAACATCTACTAAAGTAGATGAAAAGTCATCTTCTAAAGAAGATGTTAAGTCCGATGTCGGACAAAGTGATAACAACGAAGTTGTTAAAGTAGGTACTTTTCAAGTACCTAATGTAAAGCAAATGGCTGAAGCCATTGTAATGCAAGCCATTGAAAATGGCTTAGAAGTTAAAGAGCTAAAAGCTCTTAACGCTGAAATTGCTAACCAAATCAAGGCTTTAGCTTAACCATTACTAACATAGATGTAATACATATTGAATGTATATGAAATATGTATTACATCTTAAATGTTAGTTAGAAAGGAAAAATTATGAAAATTACATACTGTAAACCTGACCCATTACTTGATCCAAAAAATCGCTCTTACTATGTTATACCTAAGTATAACCATAGTAAAGTCCACAAAGACTTTGCTGACTACGTCAGCCAGAAAGTAGACGTAGTCTACGTTAATGGCGAAGCCATTGAGTATGGAACAATGGATTACTACGTAAAAGATGTAGTTAGCAATTTCCCTGCTCAGTATGAGCAGTTAGAAGTTAATCAGCAAATGAAAGAATTTGCTCAATATGACACAGGATTTAGACCTGTTATGAAATAACAGTAAGTCCGATGTCGGTCTTAACAGCAAGGCTGTAGCAGTAATGTTACAGCCTTTTTTTATGCCTAAAGAAAGGATACCATTATGAGAAATAAATATATACTATCAGTGTATGCAATGTTTGCTTATGCAATGGCTAACATTATCACAGGTTTTTATACATTATCATATGCAAATACCGTTGTATTTGCTCACATGCAACCATATGATGCGATTGTATGCACGATTAGTGCAATCTTTATTGCATGGGGTACTATGATAATAGGAGTTGTAGTGCTAAAGTATTAGTAATATAACAATAAATAATATATATCTATTTATAGATATATTATTTATTTTATATATTACTTATTAAGTCCGATGTCGGACATAAACAGAAAGGGTTATTATGTTTAATACAGTTAAAGAAGCATGGGCTGAAGTGGGTGGCTTATCCAAGCCATCTAAAATGCCATCATTTGGTTATTCATTAAGTGCATTTAAATGCAAGGTAGGTAGTAAGCTGAGGAATATTGCTAACTCTACATGTAGTGATTGCTATGCATTGAAGGGAAGGTATGTCTTCCCCAATGTACAAGAAGCATTGGATAGGAGAATGGATAGGCTATTGAACAATCCTAATTGGATTGAAGCTATGTCATTTTTAATCAATCACTATTCCACTAAAGGTGGAGTGTTTAGGTGGCATGATAGTGGAGATTTACAATCTCTTGATCACCTACAAAAGATTGTAAAAGTTGCTGAGCTTACACCTAGTGTAAGGCATTGGCTACCAACAAGAGAGGTAGCAATGGTGCGAGATTACCAAAAGCAATACGGAGAGTTTCCTAGCAACTTAGTTGTTAGGATAAGTGCTACTATGATTAATGGTTTACCCCATAAGTTTCATAGGCATACTAGCACAGTATCAACAGCCAAAGATTTTGATTTGGGTTGGACTTGTCCTGCTAGTAAACAAGGTAACAAGTGTGACACGTGTCGTGCTTGTTGGGATAGTAATGTTGAAAATATTACTTACCCTTTACATTAAGAGTGTTATAGTATATAACATAAACATTAACTAAGTCCGATGTCGGACATAATTGAAAGGAGCATATATTATGTTTTTCTTATATTCGTCTAAATTAACTAACGATAAGATGGGAGTAAGACGTAGTCTTATTCTTGAAATTAATGATGTCAAAGTTATCAATTTTAAAACTATGACATATTGGAGAAAGAGATTGTTCTCTTACTCTAGAACACTCAACAAGCCTGTGGGCTTTACTCAAGGTGATTGCTTTAACAGTTATCACTTCTTTAACTTCACATTACATGTGGAGAAAAGAAGAAACAGGCAATCTGTGAGAAAGCTGTGGCACTTCGCAGGTTAATGTGATGTCTAAGATGCGTAACCCTATTGCTAGAATGTTGCACATAGCGACACGCAATAGGGTTATGGGTGTAGACAAAAAGTTTAACAAGAAAAAAGAAAGGCAGAAAAATGCAAAGTCAAAACTTAGGAAAGATGCGAGTAAACAAGAAGATGTTTAACAAAGACAAAAGAAAAGAGTACAAGCATAACAGACGTTTACAACGTCAGCTTAAACAAACAACACAACTAAAAGCATGGAGACAAGCATGAGTGATACACCGACAGTAGCACAGACTAACAGAGAAGCATTGTATGAGATAATGCAATTGCTAGGCGATGAGTATGAGAGTGGTTACATAGGTAACTATGAGAGATGGGGTGATGAAACCACATCTTACATATGGCATGGCAACAAGAAATATGGTGGCTATCGTGGAGAAGACAGCCACAGATTATTAATCACAGCAATACTATTGCTAAAGAAAAAGTTAGGAGAGTAATTATGAAAATTAAAAAGCTAATCAAACTATTAGAATGCATTGAGGGTGACTACAATGGCAAACTACCACAGGACATGTATCATCTAGGCACGTACACAAAAGAGGGTGGCACGTGGGAAGCTATTGCTGAGATGGATTTTGTACATGCTATGAGGGCATTTAAAAGGGTAATCAACTATGATGTAAACCTAGAGGTATCTGTATCACAGACTAATCAGATAATGAAACTAGAGCAAGAGGTGTCACACTTGAGAGAGAGAGTAAAAAACTTGAATAAACAAGCTCATGCCTTGCAAGAATCAAACATTCAGATGAAAGAACGTAACCAAGACTTACACAAAAGGCTTGAGGAGAAGTCTTACAGAGAAGTGACAGCACCACGTTATGTATTCAGCGAGATACCTAACGACTGTGATGGTCAAAGGTTTGTTGATGATGCAAAAAACTATTTCAACAGAAGCAGATACAATATGAGAGTGCGAGGTCAACACATCAAGGAAGAATACAAAGGCACAGGTGCTACGGCATATGGGCAAAGCATAGAACAATCAACACACTTACGTGTATACATAGAGGAGAAGTAAAAATGAAGAATGAATATTTAAAAGAAACATTTAGTAATGATAAAGTAATCGTATCAAAAGTAGATATAGATGCAATGCATAGATACATAAGCAGTAAGGATTCAGAAACTATATCTGCTATTGTCTATGATGCTTTAACGTCTATGGATATTAAACATGATGGTTTTGGTTGGGATATAAATGTAACTGTAGAACAGGAGAAGTAGATGAATAAAATTTTCTTAACATACGAGCAATCTCAATGGCTATATGTCGTTTGGGTAGATGGTGTAGCTAATTACTACCCCACCTATGCAAAAGCAAAAGAATACTATGACGTTTGTACGGATTATGATAACGTAGTGTTGGATTGTTGGGATACATTTCATAAAAGGCTAAGAACAATAGAGGAGAAAGAATAATGGAAGAAGAAATTATTGACATGCTAAACATACAGCATAGAATAGAAGAGTTAATGCAAGAGGGCAAGGCATCAAAACTCAGAGGGTGGTCAGCGAGAGACATTTCAGATCGCATCACCTCTGAGTGGCGAGACGAGAAAGCAGGAGAGTATGCTTTCAAGTACATAGCCTACAATTATTCAACAGCTAAGTCCGACATCGGACATAAGAAAGGAGACTAACATGAAAGCATATTACATAGACCCAATACTACAGTTTGTAGCAGAGGTAGACTTTATACCTGAATCAAACCTGCACGGATTTAGAAAGATATATGAGTGGATTGATGCAGGAACATTTGATGTAGTCAATCTCAATAGTTACGGAGATGGTATGTACGTTGATGATGAGGGATTACTCAAGAGCAGTAACCATTTCTTTAAAGTTCCTGTGTGGAATGGCGAAGAGTATGTCCAGCAGATGTATGCAGGTAAGGCACTCATACTAGGTGTAGATAGTGATGGAGACAGCGATGATGTAAAAGGTTTATCTTTTAAATTGTTGCAAGATAGAATAGAATTTTTAGGAGAGAAGGAGATACGACAATGAATGTATTAAGTTTATTTGATGGTATGTCTTGTGGACAGATAGCACTTAACAGAGCAGGTGTGAAGTATGACAAGTATTATGCATCTGAAGTTGACAAGTATGCTATTAAAGTTGCTAATGTTAATTTTCCAAACACGATACAGTTAGGAGATGTATCTTATATTAACTCTCATGGTTCAGATGAACTACATGAAGATGAGATAGACCTACTTATGGGTGGTTCACCTTGTCAGGGATTTAGTGTAGCAGGTAAACAACTAAACTTTGATGACCCACGTAGCAAACTATTCTTTGAGTTTGTCAGACTAAGAGATAAGCTAAAGCCTAAGTACTTTCTTATGGAGAATGTACCTATGAAACAAGATTCGCAGGACATTATTACAAAGTATTTAGGTGTTGAGCCTATCACTATAAACTCTAGTTTATTCTCTGCACAGAATAGAAAGAGATTGTATTGGACTAACATTCCCTTTGATATACCTACAGAAGACAAAGGTATAGTGTTGCAGGATATACTAGAAGATGGTATTGCTAATGATGCTATGACTAACAAAGATAGCAAGTCACATTGCATTACTGCACGATACAATGGTGCAGTATGGTGGAACAGTATCCAACGTAAGCAACGTACTATGGTACAAGTGGGCGAAGCTGATAACATCAAAGGCTTTGATAGTATCAAACGTATCTACTCACCCAATGGGAAAGCTCCCACACTTACCACTATGCAGGGTGGGCATAGAGAACCAAAGGTAGCTACAGATATTGTAACATTTAATCCTAACCAAGAAGCTAAGATACAGAAGATGAATGTTACAACGGACAAAGCCAACTGTCTTACAGAAGCCATAGGCAGAGGTGGTAGTAGCTCTGAGTATCTGACTAGTGTTAAGAAGAAAACACTAGCACTTAAATCCATAGGTAGAATTGTTAATCGTAGGCTAGATGAGGATGGTGTCCGTAAAGACAACCAACTTGAGCTACCTCTATCCAAACAGTTAGAGATAAGTGATAGTGATAAGTCCAACTGTCTCACAACTGTAAGCAAAGACAATGTAGTAGTAGAGGGTATGCAATGGAGAAAGCTAACACCAATAGAGTGTGAGCGATTGCAAACTGTACCTGACAACTACACCAATCACGTGTCCAATAGCCAACGATACAAGATGTTAGGTAATGGTTGGACAGTTGATGTGATTGCACACATAATGAAAGGAATAAAGAATGTGGACTAAACCAAAAGCAAAGCGATGGCAGGATGCTGAACTATACGAAGTGTATTGGCAAGGCAAACTGCCACGCAGTGGATTCAGAAAGACTTGGGTTCTAACCAAACGTAAATGGGTTTGGATACGTGAAGCAGGTAATGTATACAAAGACATACACAAAATGTCTGTTGCCAATTTTAATCTGTTACCTCATTGGACTGATGAGAAGTGGCAGAGTATGAGAAAGGATTGGCAAGAGGGTAACTTTAAACCAATGAAAAGGAGGAGAAGATGATGATAGCTGAAGCATTATTTTGTTTAGCACTCAACGTGTATCACGAAGCTAAGAACCAATCTTTAATTGGACAGATAGCAGTGGCACAAGTTGTTATTAACAGAGTACACGATGAACGATACCCTGACACAATATGTGAAGTGGTGGAGCAAGGACCAACTTACAGTTGGAAGCCTGACTTTCCAATTCGTAACAGATGTCAGTTCAGTTGGTACTGTGATGGTAAAAGTGACACACCTAGAGACCCAGATGCATGGGAAGAAGCTATGCTAGTAGCTAGTGGTGTATATCATGGTCAAGTGTATGATCTAGTAGAGGGTGCAACACACTACCACGCATACTATGTAACACCATCTTGGGCGAGTAGTAAGACATACATTACACGAATAGATGACCACATATTTTACAGATGGGATATTAATTATGATTGATGACATAAATAAATTTAAACTATCAGACTTTATACAAAGAGTGACTGAAATGTATTTGTATAATTTAGAACACTACCCTGAAGAGAACCCAACAATAGATGGTGCATTTAGGGAAGTCTTATTACAAACATCACAGGAGTTGACAGACAATGAATAAATTTTCAGAAAAAAGAACAGGTGATATAACTGAAATAACTGCCTGTAACCTTTTGTTAAAAGAAGGATATGAGGTCTTTAGAAATTTATGTTGCACAGGTGCAGTTGATATAGTTGCTATAAAAGATAATAAAGTATATCTTATTGATGTAAAAACACCTAATGTATATAAGAAAAAATTGTATTATTCTAAGCCTACTGCAATTCAAAAAGAATTGGGGGTTATTTTATTAGGTGTATATGAAAATAAACTCCATTGGAAGGAGAGTGAGGATGAATAAATTTATATATGATTGTTGGAATGTCGTTATGAATTATGAACGCAATCCACTAAGTAACATACAAGACCTACACGTTAGGCATATGGTCATGCAGCTTCTTGCATGGATGTGGTGCATAGCATTCTCTATGTGGGTAGGTAGTATGTGGGTATTTGGTTTGACTGCTGTCATACACATTATACTTATCGTTGCTATTGTAATGACAGTAGCAGTATTTGAAACAGCTAAACGTAAATCAACTTACTTTGACCATTGGTATAAGGAACGTGGTCTAGGCAGAGGAAATGGGGGTGAACATGAATAGATTTATTATAGAAGATACACCTTTGGGAATTGCACAATCATTGTGTGACCAACACGTGGTGAAGATGCCACTAGAAGAAGCACAGATGTTGTGCACTGCACTGTGGCATCATGCACCTGAGTTTGCAGAGGAGAATAATTTGTACAAACCTGTGCATCAAAAACATCCATGTACATTGTGGGCTATGGAAACTAGGTCAAATTATTTCTTTGCTCTTTTATTGTATAAGTTTATGTTAAATGAGTATACAAAAAGATACAATAAAATACATGGTGCAAGTAAACATGAACATGTATTAGCATGTACGTGGGCAATAGAGAGCATACCCTATGGTAAACAAACTAAACACCCACAATGTTTTAGTGGGATGGATGAACTAAAGACTGATGAGTTCTATCCTGTCAAAGCCTATCGTGCTTTCTACATAGCTGACAAAGCTAGGTTTGCACGATACAGATACACACAACAACCTACTTGGATGAAAGGAGTAGCATTATGAAAGATACAAAGAACCAATTTAATAAAGATATATTAGTAACGGAAGAGCAACGTATGAGATTCCTACAGCTGCATAACAAATTAAAGGATGCAGTAGAGTATGCTTCAGAGTGTAAGGACTTACGTCTATCTGACTTAGCTGTGATGGAAGAGTTGGTACACCACTTACATACATCGTTAAACTTTTCACCAACGAAAAATCCTAATACAGATCAACCAAATATGTATTCAGATTACGTATTATCTTCAGATGAAACGGCTTGGGAACGTGCATACTAATACATGGACAAAGGATGAAGTTGTTGCATTTTTGCAACATGCTTATAGTAAATTTGAATACAGAAATGTTGGTGTTATCTCACAAATTATCTATGAACTACAGCCACCACGATTAGAATACAAAGATATATTTAAGTGGACATGGAGTGACATAGACGATGAGTGGGATGCAGGTTTGTTGCATACCCTTGAACAGCAGAGGAATGACTTTGGTTTTCAAGATTATATCGCACCACAAATCAGACCAATCAAAGGCGAGTATGTACCTTATACTAAATTTAGATTCTCTAAAGTAGCACGAAGAATTATTAATGACACACCTACACTGAGAAAAGATTTACGTATGAGGTACTTGCCTTTAAGTTAAAAATATGATATTTAATCTGTTAACAGAAAGGATGACACATGGACATAAATACTATACTACAAGATAATGATGTACCTATAGGTAGTACAAAGAGAATGGACTGTCAGTTTTGTGGTGGTAAAAATACTTTTACTATTACAAACAGTATGGGTTCTATTTTATTTAATTGTTATAAAGCTAGTTGTTCAGTTAGTGGTAGTAGAAGAATAAACCTTACAGTAGAACAGATAAGAAATGTAAAAAAACCTACTGTAGATGATAAGTTTGTACTGCCTGACTATATTGTACCAATTAGGGAAGATAGATTTAAACAGCCTAAGTATGGAGCTAGTCTTTCGCTTTCATGGAAAGAGAAGATATGGAAAGACCATTGCCTAAATGATGTTAAAGAAGACAGGGCTGTGTTCTTAATAAAAGATAGTGAGAAGGGTGTAGTTGTAGATGCAATTGGTGCATCCACAGACAAACGATTACCTAAGTGGAAAAGATATGGTAGTAGCAGACATCCTTTCGTAGCATGGAATGGTAAAGGTGGCGATGGTGGTGATAATAGTTGTGTGTTAGTAGAGGATTGTTACAGTGCATGTACAGCTGCAAAGCATGGCATCACAGGTGTAGCATTGCTAGGTACAAATCTATTAGAAGAACATAAAAGATTTCTGTGTCATAACTTTGACACAGTTGTAGTTGCACTTGATCCTGATGCACTACAGAAAACTTTACAGATAAGAAAAGAGTTGCAAAGTTGGGTGCGTACTGCTAAGGTACTGCGACTAACAGACGACTTAAAGTATGAAGAAGAAATTGATATTAATAACTTAAAGGAGATGATATGGAACTAGCACTATTAAGAAGTTTAATGAATAAGAAGTTCTACGATGATCATCGTGGAGCAAGGTGTCCTAACAGATTATTTAGTAAGGATGCACAGAAAGTAAAGTCTGTTATAGATAAGGCTATGCATAGGTATGAGAGAACTGTAACACCTGATGAAGTAGAAGCATTATTTGTGTCAGGTAATCCTAGTATGACTACAGCACAGAAGAATGCATACATATCTATGTTCAGACAGGTTAAGAAAGAACAACCAATGGGAGATGATGTAGCACAGGAAGTGTTATCCAAACTTTTCCAACAGGTTATTGGTGAGGACATTGCTAATCTAGGTTTTGATTATGTGAATGGTGCTAAGAGTTCTTTAGAACCACTACGTAATATACTTGAGCAATATAGTGATGACTTCACACCTACTATGAATATTGAGTGGGCTGATATAAGTATTGAAAACCTGCTGGACAAGAATGATCTTGAAGCAAGATGGACATTTAATATACCTACACTATGCAGAAAGGTAGAGGGTATCAATGCAGGACATTTAATAGAGGTAGGTGCTAGACCTAATACAGGTAAGACATCTTTCCATGCTAGTCTTATAGCAGGTCCGGGTGGGTTTGCATCACAGGGTGCTAAGTGTATTGTGCTTTGTAATGAAGAAGGCTTTCATAGAGTAGGTGCAAGGTATCTTACAGCAGGTACAGGCATGAACCTACACCAAGTTAAGAATGACATGCAGAAAGCTAATGAAATATATGCACCATTGCGTAAGAATATATTTATTAAAGACACTACAGGTTACGACATGAGTTGGGTAGAGTCTGCTGTCAAGAAAGAAAGACCTGATATTGTAGTGCTTGATATGGGTGATAAGTTTGCTACACACAAAGGATATGCTAGACCTGATGAAGCATTGAAAGCATGTGCTGTACATGCAAGACAGATAGCAAAACAATATGATTGTGCTGTGTTATATATGTCACAGTTAAGTGCAGAAGCAGAGGGTAAGGTTATACTTAATCAAAGTATGATGGAAGGTAGCCGTACAGGTAAAGCTGCAGAAGCAGACTTGATGGTACTCATTGCCAAGAACCCACAGGTAGAAGGGCAAGAAGAAGAGGATGCACAAAGACATTTAAACATTGTCAAGAATAAATTATCAGGATGGCATGGTAGTGTACACTGCGAGTTAGATTATTTAATTGCAAGGTATAACGCATGAGAGATTTATTTGGATTTAAATTAAGGCAAAAACCTGTTGTTGAAGATACATTGGTATGCATTAAATGCAATACAACACAACCAATAGATCAATTCAACGCAATGAACTATGCTAGTGATAAACCTTCTGAGATAAAGAGGACATGCAGAACTTGCATGAGAAACCAATCTAACTTAGTTAAACAACTAAAGAAAGAGAACCCATATCCTAATGAACATTATAAATGTCCTATATGCGACAGGGATATAGAAGAGATAGGCAAGTATAACCAACCACGATTGCAGAATTGGGTGTTAGATCATTGCCATGAGACAGGCACGTTCAGAGGGTGGCTATGTCATCACTGTAACGTAGGTCTAGGTGGATTCAAAGATAGCTTGACAAGATTAAAAAAAGCTGTAGAATACATGACTAAACATAAGGAGACAGTAAATGAAGATAGTAATTGACGTAGAAAATACAGTACAAAAGCGTGAGGGTAAGCTACACCTTGATCCTTTTGAAGAGAAGAACGAATTAGTTATGGTAGGTGCATTGACTGAGACAGGAGATGAATACCTTATAAGAATGAGTGATAACAATGCATCTGTAACAATACAATCTATACTAGATGAGACTACAGTAATGATAGGACATAATATTGTTCACGATTTAATGTGGTTATGGGAGTGTGGGTTTAAGTATGATGGCAAGGTATTTGATACCATGCTTGGTGAATATATACTACAAGAAGGACAGAAAGAATCCTTGACACTAGAGATGTGTGCAATGAGATATAATCTTGAGACTAAGAAACAAGATACACTCAAAGAATATTTTAAGAAAGGATATTCAGTTGCTGACATACCACCTGATGAGTTATCTGATTACTTATCTGCTGACTTACATGCTACACAGCAATTAGCAAATGAGATATACACAAAGCTATCATCAGATGCATACAGTAACTTGTCTAATACAGTTGATCTTACTAATGATGTGGCACTATGTCTAGCTAGGATATATCGTGTAGGTTTTAATGTAGATACAAAACAACTAGACTCTGTTCGTGCTGATTTTACAAAAGAAAAACAAAAGATAGAAGAGGAGTTAATAAAAGAAACAAGATACTTCATGGGTGATACACCTATTAATTTAAATAGCCCTGAACAATTATCATGGCTTATATATTCTAGAAAACCTAAAGATAAACATGATTGGGTTATGACATTCAACTCTCATATGCCAAAGGAAGAGTTTCGTAGTGCAGTGAATGCTAAAGCAGATATACTAAGAAAGACAAAAGCAGAGCAGTGTCATGTGTGTCATGGTCATGGTAAGATAAGAAAGACTAGAAAGGATGGCACACCTTATGCAAATGAGAATAGATGTGTAGAGTGTGATGGATTAGGATATAAGTTTATTCCTACATCTGAGTTAGCAGGTATGGGTTTCACACCACCAACTGCAAAGTGGATATCTGCAAATGGATTTACTACAAGTAAGAATAGTTTACAGTACCTAAAGTCTGTTGCTCGTCAAAAGAATATGGATAGAGCAGAGAACTTCTTAGGTAAGGTTATTAGATTATCTGCTTTAGATAGTTATCTCTCTTCATTCGTTGAGGGTATATCTAATAATATAAAGTCTGACGGAAAGCTACACGTTAGATTATTACAACATCGCACAGCGACAGGTAGATTTAGTGGAGCAGACCCTAACATGCAGAACATGCCAAGAGGTGGTACGTTTCCTGTTAAGCGTGTGTTCGTGTCACGATGGGATGGTGGTAAGATATTAGAAGCAGACTTCGCACAGTTAGAGTTTAGAACTGCTGCATATTTATCACAAGACGAAGTAGCAATGATGGAGATAAACAATGGGTTTGACGTACATAACTATACTGCCAAGATTATTTCTGAAGGTGGTCAAAAGATTAGTAGGCAGGAAGCAAAAGCACACACCTTCGCACCACTCTACGGAGCTACAGGGTTTGGGAGGTCACCTGCTGAAGCAACGTATTATAAACAGTTCACGGAAAAGTACAAAGGCATCGCACTTTGGCATTCCAGATTGGCTAAAGAAGCTCTAAACGATGGCAGAATAAAGACACCATCAGGAAGGTCATTTGCTTTTCCTGATGTGCAGAGAAGGTTTAATGGTTCACCCACACACTTTACGCAGATAAAGAACTTTCCTGTACAGAGTTTTGCAACAGCAGATATTGTTCCTGTTACGTTGTTAGAGATTGAAAAAGAATTACAAGGTATGCAATCATGTATAGTAAATACAGTGCATGACAGTATAGTAATAGATGTACACCCTGATGAGGTTGATAGCGTACTTGATGTAATAAAAAATACTAATGATAAATTGAAAATAATTGTTGACAAACAATTCAAAATAGATTTAAATGTACCATTAGTATTAGAAGCAAAGATAGGTAATAATTGGCTTGACACGAAAGACGTTACCTGATATAACTAGAACACTTTAGAAAGGAGTTTATATGAATATAGATACTAGCTTAAATAAGTTTGCCGATATGGCACAGAAAATGGGTATGGGAGTAGACATAACCCAAAAGAAACAGACAGCACAACTTGCTCGTCTTAAAATACAACACTCACCTATCATGGGTGAGGTTGAAGTCAAGGGTAAAAAGACTCAAGCTGCTATAGTCAATGGTGGTTCTTATAGAATTGATGACTTAGCAAGTGAGAGTGTATTCTACTCTGACGATGTAACAATCAGACCCTATGTACAAAGATTTATGTACAAGAAGTTTGTCAAGCCTGAGTCAGGCAAGGGTTTCTACGTTAAGACTATCATGGCAGACAACTTAAATGTTGATCTGAAGGACAACATGGGTGGGTTTAACTGTGGAAAACCAGCAGGTTTTGTAAAAGATTATCAAGCATTACCTGTAAAGACAAAGGAACTCTTGAAGAGTATTAAAAGAGTGAGGGTACTGATTGGAACACTATCAGCAGGGTCAGTTCTGAATGCTGATGGTAATGATGTCATGGAGATTGGAGACTTGCCATTTATTTGGGAAGTGGACAACCGAGATGCATTCAAGATTATGGGAGAACCCATATCTAAAATAGGTGGCAGGAGACATCTTCCTGTGCAGTACAAAATTAAGTTAGGTTCTGAACAACGAAAGTTGCCTAACGGAAATGCGTACTACCTACCTACTGCAACTTTACAAGACGAAGTGTTGGAAGTAGAAGATAGCACACAAGATCATTTCTCTGACTTTATGCAATGGATTGAGAATTATAACTCTTATATCTTCAATGCATGGAATGATAAAGCAAAGCCTGAAGAGCTATCTAAGTCTGATAAAGATGTGGTATCAGAACTTGTTGATGTTGATGATGAAGTACCATTCTAATGAACTCAGCAGAAGAACTAAAGGTACACAGATACTTAGATAAGGCAGTTAAAGGTACTGCAACAATGAGTGATGACACAATTGAGCAGGTTGTGTCACACATACGAGACAGCTTGAAGAAACAATTCTCTCCTCAACAGAAGGACTTTCGTATCAGGATGTCCAACATTGGCAGACCTTACTGTCAACTTTGGTTCTTAAAAAACAAACCTGATTCACGTATACACCCACCTGCTAAGATGATAATGAATTTTATGATGGGCGATATTGTTGAAGCAGTATTCAAAGGGATACTACGTGAGTCAGGTGTTAAATACGAAGACGATAATAGTGAAGTGTCTCTAGAAATAGAGGGCAACAGTATTAAAGGAACGTATGATTTATCTATCAATGATTCAGTTGATGACATTAAATCTGCATCTATGTGGTCTTACACAAACAAGTTTATATCATTTGATACTATCAAAAACAGTGATCCGTTTGGTTATGTAGGACAACTAGCAGGTTATGCTAAAGCTGCCAAGAAGAAAGTTGGTGGTTGGTGGGTTATTAATAAGAACAATGCAGAGTTTAAATATATACCTGCTACTACAATGAACCTTGATGAAGAGATAGGCAAAATTAAAAAGACATTCAAACGTCTTGAAGAAAATAAATTTGAAAGGTGTTATGAAGCAGAAGATGAAACATTCAGAGGTAAACATACAGGTAATAAAGTCCTCAGTAAGAATTGTAACTTTTGTGAGTTTCGTTTTTCATGTTGGACTTCTCTTGTAGAGAAACCACAGATGGCATCAAAGGCAAAAGAACCTAGGATGATGTCCTATGTTTATGAAAAAAATGTCAGCATATAGTGCTAGACAGATAGCACGAAAGAATGGGTATAGGAGTGGTTTAGAAGATACTCTTGCTACTTACCTAAAAGAATTAAAGGTAGCTTTCACATATGAAAAGCTAAAGATAGAATGGGAAGACCTTGCTTATCGCACCTATACCCCTGATTTTGTATTAGACAATGGTATAATAATAGAAACCAAGGGAATATTTAATGCTTTGGATAGACGTAAACATAAGGCTATCAAAAAGCAACACCCCAAATTAGATATTCGTTTTGTGTTTACAAATAGTAGAAGAAAATTACGTAAAGGTGCAAAGTCCTCTTACGCAGAGTGGTGTATCCGATATGGGTTTCGTTATTGTGATAGGGTTGTTCCTGAAGATTGGCTAAAAGAAAAAGGAAAAAGATTAACATTAACATTTATACCTTTTAAAGGTAGAAAAGTAAAAAGGAGTTAACATATGAAAAAAATAGATACTAAATTCTTAAAGCCTGAAGATTTTATAATTAATGTGAGACCTCAATTAGACAGTAAAAGAGCATGGACAGGTCAAGTTGAAATTAATATTATGTCTTCAAAAGAAAATGGCTTAACCCATTTTGACAACGAAGCACTGTTTCATTTATGTACATGCATGTCTGCTATTGTTCCTATGATGGAGCTAGACAAAGATTTACTATATGAAATAGAAGACTTTATAAAAGAGATGAAGAAAAAAGACACAAGAGCTAATGATAAGTTGACAGTGCAAAGTAAAGATGGTAATGTGATCACATTAGATTTTAAATCAGATACTGAAGGGAGTGCTTAATGGATGCTACAATAAAAGAAAGAATAGAATTTGAAAAAGGAATTAATATTGATGATTTTACAGCAGAAGAGTCTGATATGGTTAATCATCCACCACACTACAATCAAAAAGGTATTGAGTGTATTGATGCTATTCAAGCTGCAACAGATACAGGGTTTGAGTATTATCTGCAAGGAAACATAATGAAATATCTTTGGAGATATAGATATAAAGAAGGTTCTCAAGATTTAAAAAAGGCTCTTTGGTATCTTAATAAATTAATAGAGATTAAAGATGCGAATACAAGTTAGAATGTGGTTAAATCTAGATATAGACCCTGAAGATTATTTAATACCTTCAGACGGAGATATTATAGCAGAAATAGAAGATGGTGTTCGTGAGTATATCCACGATATAAATGGAGTAGAAATTAAAACAATGAAAGTAACACAGGAGATAAAAGATGAATAATGATATAAAATTACCAACGGATTATCAAAACTTTATTGCACTATCTAGGTATGCTAGATGGTTAGAACATGAAAGTAGAAGAGAAACATGGGCAGAAACAGTAGAAAGATATGTAAACTATATTGTTACTCACGTTTCTAAAAAACACAACTTAGATTTATCTCTTGAGTTGCAAGAGAAAATATACAATAATATAATTAATTTAAATGTAATGCCAAGCATGAGAGCTTTAATGACAGCAGGTAAAGCACTAGACAAATGTAATGTAGCAGGATATAACTGTTCTTACTTACCTGTAGATAGCCCTCGTGCATTTGACGAATGTATGTATATTCTTATGTGTGGTACAGGTGTAGGTTTCTCTGTAGAAAGAGAGAACATTGATAAACTTCCTGTAGTTAATGAACACTTTGAAGATAGTACAACAGTAATTAAAGTTGCCGATTCAAGATCAGGTTGGGCAAGGGCAGTAAGAGAACTTATCGCTATGTTATATGTAGGTCAAGTTCCTGAGTTTGATGTTGAAGATGTCAGACCAGCAGGTGCAAGACTTAAAACATTTGGTGGTAGAGCTTCAGGTCCTGAACCACTCGTAGACTTTTATCGGTTTTGTGTCGCAGTGTTTAAGGGTGCAGCAGGTAGAAGGTTATATCCTATAGAATGCCACGACATAATGTGTAAGATTGGTGAGGTAGTAGTCGTAGGTGGGGTTAGACGATCTGCTCTCATCAGTCTTTCCAATTTAGGTGATGACCAAATGAGACATGCTAAGTCAGGTCAATGGTGGGAGAATGAAGGTCAACGTGCGTTAGCAAATAATAGTGTAGCATACAGAGGTAAGATAAGTATGGAAACATTTATGCGTGAATGGTTGGCTCTTGTTGAAAGTAAGTCAGGTGAGCGTGGTATATTTAATAGAGACTCAGCTAAAGCCCAAGCAGGTAAAAGTGGAAGACGTAATATAGACCATGCATTTGGTTGTAACCCTTGCAGTGAGATTATACTTAGACCATACCAATTCTGTAACTTATCTGAGGTAGTAGTCAGAGCAGATGATACTGAAGAAACTCTACTTGAGAAGGTAGAGATAGCTACAATACTAGGTACGTTACAGTCTACTCTTACAGACTTTAAATATCTACGTAAGATATGGAAAGATAATACAGAAGAGGAGAGATTACTTGGTGTATCACTAACAGGTATAATGGACAGTGAACTATTTAATGCTCATAACACAATCTTTTTTGAAGATGGTCAAAGAGTATTTGATGGTTTAAGAGTTGGTGACATATTAGAAAAACTAAAAAAGAAAGCAGTTGATACAAACAAAAAACTTGCAAAGAAATTAGGCATACCACAGTCAACTGCTATTACCTGCGTCAAACCAAGTGGTACTGTATCTCAACTAGTAGACAGTGCTAGTGGCATACACACTAGGTATAGTGAATATTATATCCGTACTGTACGTGGTGATAACAAAGACCCACTAACAGAGTTTATGAAGTCGGCAGGCATACCTAATGAACCTGATGTAATGAAGCCTGACAGCACTACAGTGTTTAGCTTTCCTATGAAAGCACCTAAAGGAGCACAGACAGAGCTTAGTGCAATAGACCAACTACTCACTTGGCAAACTTTTCAAGAGTATTGGTGTGAACATAAACCATCTGTAACTATATCTGTCAAAGAAGATGATTGGCTAGAGGTTGGTAATTGGGTATATAAAAATTTTGATGATGTATCAGGAATTAGTTTTCTACCTCATAGTGATCATACTTATGCACAAGCACCTTACCAAGCTATTGACAAGGAAAAGTATGACGATCTAGTAAAACAGATGCCTAAAGATATTGATTGGAATAGACTTGTTGAGTTTGAGAAAGGTGTTGACACCACAGCAGGTAGTAAAGAACTCGCATGTACAGCAGGTGTATGTGAAGTCGTAGACATAGTAGCAACATAGAAAGGAGAATATTATGACTGAAGAAGATAAGAAAAAAATAGAAGGAGTGTTTGATATAAAACCTAGAACACCATTAGAAGTACAGGAATTAATTATAGGTTCATCTAAAAAAATGACACTATTAAGTATATTTAATGGTTTAATGCAAGAGAATGCCAACCTTAAAAAACAAATAGAGGAGATGAAGAATGTTAAAACGTAGACATGGTTTAAAAAAATATGATGCACCTCTGCGAATACAGTTTGATAAAGGTAGAAGTGCTTTCTTTAGAGGTACAGATTACAATGGTAAACTTTTAATGCCACCTTATAATTCTAACTCAATGCAGTATAGAGAGTGGTTACGTGGATTTAACTCTGCATTTGCACAAAATAATAAGAAGGTTAAGAATTATGAATCTAGAAGAGGAAGCAAAACAGTTCATGCATAATAAGAACAGATGTTTATTAGTAGCTTCAGACTATCAACTGAAAGCAAAAGAGACAGCCATCTTTCCTAAAGACAAAGCTCTTGAGTATTTGTGTTTGGGTTTAGTGGGTGAAGCAGGTGAGATAGCTAATAAAGCTAAGAAGGTTATACGTGACAATAAAAAAGATCACGATCTTGGTGGTGAGATTGGTGATGTGTTATGGTACTGTGCTATGTTAGCTGACCATTTAAAGTTAGACTTAGGTGCTATAATGCAATCTAATCTTGACAAGTTAAGTGATAGAAAGAAACGTGGTGTGTTAGGTGGTAGTGGAGATAGAAGATAATATTATAATTGTCTTGCTAATAATCTTCCTATCATAGCACCTCTTCTATAATCGCCGGATTGTTCTACAGTTGTTTTAAAATACTTTTTATAGTAGTCATTGGCTAACTTACGTGCATTACGTGGTGTTTTTTGCCATTGACTTCTATCAAAAGGTGTGAAAGAAACGATTGTACCTTTCTTAGAAAGTTTCTGTGCTTCAACTTCCCCTATCATCTTAGCTATTTTTCTTAAATCTCTTAAATATATTTTTACAGCAGCTAGTTTTTCAGGTTCTGTTTTCTTTTTATATGCATCTGAATCTACTAATGAACCAATATGTTCTTCAATTAAAGGACCTAGTTGTTCCTTTGTTAATCTATCAGCTATTTTATCTCCTGTTGTAGGTAAAAGTTCAAAACTTTTATATCCTAATCTAGTTAGCTCTGACTCAGCAGAGTTTGCTCTCTCCCTAAATCTTAAACCTAAAAACTGTCCTAGTATAGGAGACTGTGTACGCACTGTAGCTTCTCTTGATGGCGATTCAAACTCAGGTAATGTCTGTGATGCATAAGGAATACCTTTGTATAGTTTATTTATAAACGCATGTACTGCTCTGTCTTTAGCTCCAATACCATCAACTGAATTAGAGTCTCTTACTATTGCTTCTTCCTCGTCAAAAGCCGCAACAACATCTTTAACCACACGAGCAGGTGTAACAAATCCTGCTGTTACCTCTCCTACATATCCACCTAATATCTCTCCAAGTTTCTCTGTTCCAATAGATTCTAATCCACCTTCTGCACCAATTACTTCATATAATTTATCAACTGTGTAGGAAGCTGCTCCTGCTCTAAACTGAGCACCTGTAAATCCATCTATAAAATCTTTACCTTTTAATTTATCTAACTCTCCATTAGTGTACTTAATTATCATGTCAGCTACAATCATATAAGGTGCTGCAGGGAAGAAAGGTCTCATATCAATTGTTCTTCCATCAGGTGTCTTAACATTATACCATTCTGTATCTTGATTTTTAGAGCGAAAATATATGGCTGTTCCTAATGCAGCTGAACCCACCATACCTTGTGACATTCTTTGTCTTGATGCTCTTAATGCACCCTCACTTACTTCTTTACCTGCACCTATCATTCCTGTTTGAATTGCACCTTGAAATAAACCATAAGCTCCATTAAGAGGATTGTATTTTAATTGAAATGCCATAGCGTTTGCCATAAATCTTGCAAACGGAAATTCACCTGTACCAATAACTGGAACCATAGGAAATGATTCAACAAATCTAACAAAGTGATGTGCTGGACCTTGCTTTGGCATAAAAGCAAATGTATTTCTTAGAGCATATTCCATTCCACCTTGTAGTAAATCAACATCTATTCTTTTTCCAAACTCTCTTTCATCTAAAGGTATATCTGCTCTACGCATATTACGCAATACATAATCAGAAAAGAAAGCTCTTCTAAACATAACATCTTGTGTTAGGTTTAAATAGTTTGCATACCTAGAAAATGCAGTCAATGTTTCTGTTTCATCTGGACCTACATCACCAAGAGTACGAAAAATAATTTTAGCTATCTTTGGGTTATGTCTTAATAGCAGATCAGACATCTCTTTACTTTTACCTTGTTGTGCAAAAGCTACAGCTAAACCAAAACTATCTTTTGTCCAATCTCTTAATCCTTGAGCAAATGCTTCACCTGAAGCATTACCTTTAAAAGCACCTCTCAATGCTCTACCACCATGATATAAACTAGCTTCCATAGTATTTGCTAATGTCTCAAAAGAGATAACAGTTAGACCTGTCGCCACGTTTCTTGCTGTTGTTGCAATCTGTGTAACCATTAAAGCTCTACGTTCTCTATCTAATCTTTTCATAAAACCATAGAAAGAACCTAATGCACTTCCTACCTCTTCACTTGCTCCGTATGAGTCATCTAGTCTTTGTTTTAAATCAGGACTAAGATTAGTTAGTGTCTTTCTTAACTTTCCTAGTTGCCCTCTAGCTCCTAGCATTTGTGCAGCTTCTCTGATGGACATTCTTTCCATCACAGCAAATTCATCTGTCGTCTGTAAAAAATCTAATAGGTCTTTTGTTGTTAAACCCTGCCTACTCAACGCACTTTCTAAAACATCTTCATCAATCTTATCAATGTTTCTCACAACATTCATTACAGTATCACTAACTCTTTTATCTTTTTTAGCTCTCTGTTTTAATATGATTGGAACACCTTTATCCCTTTGTGTTTTTGCTATATCAAGAACTATCTTACCCATTTTTACAGATAGATCAACCAATACTTTTGCATCTACAATAGGTGGCTGTCTAAGTATTTCTTGTTTTGTTAATATGTTTTGATCTAGCTTTTCTTTTGCACTAGTAGGGTCTAGTTTTTTTGTGTTTGGTGGTTCTGTAAATCCTTGTTTCTCTGCCTGTTGTTGTCTTTTAATATCTCTTTGTCTTCTTTTCATTTGCCCTTCTGTTAGAGGACCAATAAAATCATCTTCAACCTTTTGTTTTTTCTGCAATCTTTCTTGTTGTTTTTTAATTAATCTTTCTGCTTCATCTAATCTATCTTGCCTAATAACTCTACCCTCTATCGGATCAATCGTTTCTAAATCTTCTTTCTCTAATATCTTTTTTGCTTCTTCTGCTTGTTTCTTTTGAGTTTTACTTTTACCTAACAATTTAGCTGTGCCTACTAATGTTCCACCAAGAGCACCACCAATACCTGCAAACATTATAGATTCAAAAGCAGTTGACATTAAATCTATCTCAGCATCAGGTGTTAAAGGATTACCTTCAGCATCTGTCATATAACTTTTTCTTTTTATGTCTTGATCAGCTAAGTTATACATAGCACCATATCCTGCACCTGATATAGAACCACCTATTATAGCTTGAGTAACATTATTTTTTGGCACAAACCTTTTGAGTCCTTCTTTGATAGCCATCTTTCCAACAACTGCTGTTCCAATTTTTGCCGCTCCAAATCCTAATATATTTATTGGATCAAGTATAGCCGCACCTAAATAATCTTTAATGGTTCTAGCTGTGCTATCTCCACCTGTCTCGCCCATTCCGGGCAATCTATTATATGAATTATATAAGTAGCCAAATTGTTTTCTATCTTCTTCGTTAGCACCTCTAAGATAATCAATCTGACCCATTATTCCTATACTATTAGTTTCAAATCTACGAGCATGGGTCATAAATCTTTTTACATAATCTTCATCAGTCTCATCTGTTTCTTGCTGTCCATTTTCTCCATGTCTTTTAAACATGTAGTCACGGAGATTGTCCATTCTATTTTTATCTTTAGACCATTGTTGTATTGTAAGAGGATCGTCTTCATCCTCTTCTCTAAACATAGAGGGTTTAGGCTTGTATTTATCTAGTTTATTAGAGCTTCTTCCTAAAGAACTACTCCAATTATTTGTTACAGGTTTAAATTGATCTAAGCTATTTACCATTTATATTCACTATCTAAACAACCCGGCTTTTGTACCCGGAAGTATTATATCCATTACTATATCATCTTTTCCACCAAATTCAAACTTTGTATCTTCAAACACTGGTTTAGGAGAAAATAATCTAAAGAGTTGACCATTTTTATCTTTAAATTCTTTGTTACGATTTTCCTCTAACCATTTAATTATGGCAGCATTAGCATTATCTTCTAGCATACCTGCCTGAACTAATGTTTGAGCAAGTTCATCCTTAGTAATTGTATTTTTATTTTCTACTAATTCTTTAAGTAGATAATTTAGATAAGGTGCAGCTTTTTTAGTCTCAGCCACAGACTTTAAAGCCTTTTCCTTTTGGTTTTTAAGGTCAGTTTGGAACGCTTCTTCTTCTAGTCTTTTTTCTTTTTCTGTTGGTGTTTCAAACTTTACCTCACTAATAGCTTTCTCCGTTGTTTCTGTCTTGTCTGTTACTCCATCCATCTGAGCAACAATAGCATCATACAATTCATTTGCTTCTTCCAAACCAAATAACGCACCATTTTCATCTACCATAATCTTTTTTATTTCTGCTTCAGTAGGTACATTAGGGTCTCTTTGTAGAGGATGAACAGAGCTGTAGTTTCTCATAGCCATAATAGCATTTCTATATTTAATAACTTCTTCAGGAAGAATATCTTTTGCTAATGAATTTTGATAATCTACGAGATTTGTTATTGGACCTATTGGGTCTTTTCTTATAGCATCAAGAATCATATCAACAGAAGCATCTCCTTCAAACTTGTTAGTAAATGTGCCATCAGCATTTTCAGTAGCCAACATGTCTAGCACCATTTTATTTGCCATTTGTGCGGCTCTCTTTTCTCTTTCTTTATATTCAGCAGTGCCCTCATAAAATTTTGTTAACGTATTATCTATTGGATTTCTAATTAAATAATAATTTTGACCACTCTTATCGTCAGGTGGCTCTTGACCCGGAGCAGTAATAATAGTTGTTGTTGCTCCTGATGCAGGTTCTTTATTTTTTCCTAAACGAATATAAGTTTGATCCAAGTAAGATGTTCTCACTATGTTAATTTGATTAGTTTTAACTATTATATCGTCTGCTGTGCTGTTAATTACCCTGCTTATAATTTGATCATTTCTAATTGCTTTAGATACTCTTTGTATATCATTATCAAGTTTAGTTATTAAAGCCTCATCATTATTTGCCATAGCAATTTCTAGCTGTTCTTTAAGTTTAATCTCTAATATTGTATTATCTAATATTTGTGCATCTAAATCTACTTTTTCAAAATCTTTCTTTGCCGCTTTTGCTTCATACTCTGCTCTTTGTGTAGCCCATTTTTGCATTGTTTCAGCATTGCGAACATCATAGTAAACTTTATTATATGCTTCTATAAGTTTTGCTTTTGCGATGTCCATCTCTTGTAATTTTTTCTCTCCACTAAATAAAGATGCTTTGTGCTCAGCTTCTTGAACATAAAATTTATTTAAATGTTTAGCCCATTTATGTTTTTCTTGATCCATTCTCCATGTATCCGTTTGTATTTCTTTATCCAATACATGTGTTTCTATAGTCATCTGATCATCCAAGCTAAGAGCATTGTAGACAGGAGCATTCCACCCTGTATTTGTACCAAGTTTTTCGTCAATCTGTTCAGGAGCAACTATACCAGCTTCTACCAAACTATTTCTAATTGTAGATTGTATATAACTACGAGGTATTGTAACACCTAAGATACCTCTTTGCCTACTCTCTTCAATATTTGCAGTCATAGCTGTTCTACCCTCTATGTCTATATAAGGATTTTTACCTTGAGCATAAGCCATAGATGCTTTCTTTTGTCCTAAACCTACAGACTTTAACATCGCTTGGTTTTTAGGATTGGTTGGGTCTTCCATAGCCGCCTGATAGTCAGACGTTCTTGTAAATGTTCTGTTTATAAAGTCTTTAGTCATCGCGGCTGTATACATTGTAGGACCCCAAGGTATATTTTTTCTTTTAGTTTGCACACCCATAGGTGTTGTAGTAGTAAAAGAACCCATTTGTGACTCTGCATATTCTTTAGCTCTTCTTTTTTGGTCATCTTCATATGCAGCAATAAATTTATCTGCACCATTTGGACCACCCAATAATATCATTTCTTTTTGTCCATCGTCTAACTTAACACCATTTAAATTTAAACCAGTTAGTTTATCCCAAGCATCATTATATGTCCTTAAATCTACATCATAGTTTCTTTTCCATTCATCATGTTCATTCATAAATCTATTAACAGCTCTATCGGCTACCAAGTTAGCTCTATCTTCCATTTCTCTTAATCTTGAAGAACCTCTTCTTGCTGCACCTGCTAGTGCCTGTCCAAAATTAAAACGCATTATTCAGTCTCCTTATTTTTTCTTGCCATTAAACCTTTGCTTTTTACTTCTTCAGCTGCTGTTTCTAAAACATCCTCACTTTGTTCTACCTTACTTTTTATTACTTCTTTAAGTGCTCTCATATTAACTTGATCTTCTTTAGGCACAGAACCATCTAGTGTATACTTTATATTTGCTACCTCACACATCCCTTTCATAAACTCTACAAGCAGTGGATTAATTAAAAATGCAATGTCTACAGTATGCACACCTTGCATTACACCACCTGTGGTAATTGTTTCTGATAATGTAGTTAGTGGCAAACCTTTTTCTATAACTGCAAACAAAGAACTAGACTGCTGTTGATTTACTAGTCTATCAAGATAAAACTCTAATGCTTCTTCCACAGTGTTATATTGAGGTGGATTAAACCAAGGTCTGCTTTTTAATTCTGCTGTCATGCCCTGTCCCGGAACAGGACCTCTAAATCTTTGTTGATTTGCCATAGTTTGTTTCATTAATTTTTTCCTTTAAATCCTTGTTCTATTCTACTTGCAAGTCTTGCTATCTTCATCAGATCATCTTGTTCTTTTTCTGATTTTAAATTCTGCATATTTTTTTGTATACGTTCAGTTCCTCTTTTCATCAAGCCTGTTTTATAATCATCAGCAGGTTGTAAATCTTTTCTGTAAAACTGAGATTTTAATAACATAATTTTTTTATAAGCCATTTCAGCTGCTTTTGTTTTTGCTATTGTCATATTAATTTCCTCTAGGTATTGGTGCTATATTTAAATAATCACCTACAATTGAACCACCTATTGGGCTAGTAAATAAGTCTACTATGAAACCACCAATAGATGCACTAGCTTCTGCATCTAAATCTAAGTGAGCTAACTCTGTTTGTAACTTTGCATCTATCTCAGCTAATGAAAGTTCATGCAATCTATCTTTACCACTTTCCCCAGTAGTCCATGCCCATTCCATAAGATCACCCATATGTTGCCACATGTTTGCATATGCTGTATTAGAAATATCTAATAATGCTTTTGCATTAAATTCATTTGAATAGTTTTGTGCTGCAGTATCTGTTGTAGCTATTTGCTGTTTCCATTTAGCATTAAATTGTTCTATAACTAATTTATTTGAAGCATTAAATTGTTCTCTTGCATCCTCTAATTGTTGATTAAATTTAGCCATAGCATTTGCTTCACCTGAATTAAACTGTTCCATAGCATTTACTTGAGAAGCATTAAACTGCGATATATTACTTGCAAGACTAGCCATAAATTGATCTGCCTGTTGTTTTGACTGAGCATTAAATTGTTTAGCTGCGTTGTCGGCAGCCTGATCTGACAACATAAAATTTTGTTGTGCTTGAGTATTAAATATCTCTGTCTGCTGTCTGTTGTTCATGTTTGCTAAGCCTACTTGCAAAAATGTCTTAGCATTTTCAACTACAGCCTGTTGTCTATTACTTAAATTAGCCATGTTAAGTGATGACAGAGCTGCGGCTTTTGCAAGTGTAGCTTGTTGTGCGTTTGTTGCATTAGCTAAACCATACTGTGCAAATGTATTTGCATCTTGTTTTGCTATAGGTAATTGTGACTCTAGTATTGCATTAAATACTGCACCACTAGCCATACTACTAGCACCTAATCCACGAGCTGCCATAGCTGACATTGCTGATCTTACTGCCGCTGTAGCGTAGGATGGTATCTGTCCATCTTCAGCTTGAGCACTTAACTTTTCTAACTGACCCATAACAGTTGCTTCTTTAGCTACTTGTGCCTGTCCTGCTATAAGTGCATCAGCATATGCTTTCTTTTCTTCATCAGACATCGTGCCTTGAGCAGCTTTAATTTTCATTTCTTCAGTCACAGTCATTTGTTCTGCTTCTGCTTTAGGTGCGTCACCTACTTTTGTTGGATCATAAGTTTCTGGCTCTACTTCTCTTGGATCGTCTGCTGTTTTAGCTTTACCTTCTTTAGTGTCTACAGGTGGTTTATCTTCATCTACTTGACCTTTAGTTGGATCAACTATTTGGTCATCTTTTTCCTCTATCTTTTTAGGTTGTAATGTAGTACCTTCAGGTGCATCAGGTGTTTTAATGTTTCCTATTGTGTCATCAAAAATATTACCTTGTGTTTGTGGTTGAGAAGGTGTTGTTCCATCCCCAATAGTTCCACCTTCAATGCCACCTTCTTCTAAATCTTTTTTTAATTGTTCAGGGGTTTTATCTCCTACTAAAGCACCACCCTCTTGCATCTTTTTAACTACACCACCTTCAGCCATTTGCATAGCCTTTGCATTATAGTTTCGCATCATATTACTCTTCTCAGGGTTAGCCATTAAGAAGTTTTCAAACTGATTCATGTCACCCATATGACCCATTGAACGTGCAATACGTTGCATCGCTTCGGGTTTAAATGCTTTAAAAGTTGCCATAATTATTTACCTATTAATATCTTATCTAATTTATCTTCTAATCTTTGAAGTGCATCCATTACTACATGCATATCTTCCTTAACGTCATCACGCTTTGCGTATTCTTCTCTTGTTTTATTTAACAGTATGTCAAGTCTTTTTATCTCCATAAACATACCACGAAAGACCCATATAGCAGGAGCTATTACTACTGTAAGTATTCCATTCCAAAATAGTATAGGGTTTATTTCCATAGTTTATCCTACATTAAAGAATAATTGTTTCCTGCATTACCACCAATATTGCTTGCATCAGCGTTACAGTTTGTTCTAAAATAAATAGATATATTATCACCAGCACCACCAGAAGTGCCTGAAGTCATAGATACAGTAACAGTTGTACTTGCTGTTAATACTGGAGTCAACACCTGAGTTGTTCCACTTCCCATAGATTGATTTGTTACTCCACCAGAAGAAACACCACTTCCAGTAAAATTTAAAGTAGCACCTGCTCCACCCGGACCACTAACTACTGCATGTAAATAATATTCACCTGCTACATTAACAGTAAAAGGAATTGAAAAAGAACAAGTCTGTCCTGCAAGACTCCATCTGTTAACAAAAAGTAACTGAGCTTGATTAGCTACCCCTGCAATACCGGCATAGTTAACATTATATCCAGACCTATACCAATAGTCGCTATTCGTTTTTACACCTACCCACTGTCTATCACCGGTGTCTCCACTTTCAGTAATACCACTAGCATCTACGGTTACTGCCGCATTTGTCACTAATTTTCTACCACCACGAAAATCTGTTAAACTAATTGATCCACTTGTGGGAACATTAGAGTTTGCATTAGCGGCATTAGTCGTTTGTGTTCCACTATTGTATGACGTAGGATTTGGAACAAAAGAACCACCCTTATATAACGCTGTCAAATTATTACTGCTTGATCCGTAATAATCTCTTACAGTAGTTAAATTTACAGAACCACTACTTGCTAGGGGCATGACACTTACATCCTTGTTTATGTGTATCTATCTCTGTTTTTAATTCTTTTATTGCTTCTATAAGAACGCCAACCATGTTACCATATGCTACAGATTTGTATTCATTATCTACAACAACCTCTGGTAAAACCTTTTCTACCTCTTGTGCAATTACACCTGTGCCTTTTTCAGCTTGCATTGTATAAGTTACACCACGCATATTCATAACTTTGTCTAAAGCATTATCTATTGTTTGTATGTCAGACTTTAGTCTTTCATCTGATGTGGCTGTAACCTCTGCACCTTGTATTGTACCTGAAGCTGTAATGTCTGTAACAGAAGTAATAGTACCACCAATTGAAAGAGTAGTACCATTGTAGGTTAAATTAGCTTCACCTTCTAATTCATTAGCAGTACCACTTCCTGTTATAATTCGGTTGTCAGCGTTGTTATTGATGGTTGTTTGTGTTGCTGATGCAAAACCTAAATTACCAGATGCATCCGTCTTTAAAAATTGTCCTGCACTTCCGTCACTAGCAGGTAAAGTAAACTCTGTATCACTTGCTGTCTTTTTTAACTTACCTATTAATGTTGTACCTGTAACTGTTGTAGCACCTGATACATTACCTGTTAAGTCGCCTGTTACGTTACCTTCAACATTAGCTACAATTGTACCTGCCGTACCTGAAAATACTTCTGAAGTATTAGTTGCGTCAGGTATAAAAGTAAACTTACCTGCACTATCATCAAATCCAAAAAAACCAATCTTTGCTGTAGAACCTGTGTGGTATCTAAATTCTATACCTCTGTCTTTATTGTCATCACTTCCGGGTGCAGTATCTCCACCTAATGTAAATATAGGATCATCTATTGTAACAGTTGTACTGTTAACAGTAGTTGTTGTACCATTTACAATTAAGTCAGCACCTACAGTAAGATTGCCTGACGTTTCAATACCTGCAGCAGTCGTAGTTATTCTTGCAGTATTGTCGTGGTAAATAATAGAAGCACCATCTGCTGTAAAAGATGCCATAGGTTCATCGCCTGAGTATTTCTTTAGGGTAATGGCACTACCTCTAATTATTAATCCACCTGCATCGGCATCATCAATATATGAGTTACTACCATCGTGGTATATTTGTAGATCGCTACCTGCACCAAACATTAACTTATCACTATCTTCAAAACGTAGTCCTGTGTCAGCTACATGTGTTACTGTTACATCGTTGTCTGTACCAAAACCTAACACAGCACCATCGCTGTCTAATTTAAGATCATTACTAACTGTAACTGCTGTTGACGCATTAAGATCAATAGTAGCTTCACCATCAATCGTTAACACACCATCTGATGATTGATGCACAAAACTTGTAGCGTCACCAAATGTTAATTTGTTTGTACTGTTAAGAGTCAAACCTGTTCCATCTGTATGTGTTAAAGTTGTATCTGTATCAGCACCAAAACCTAATATTGCTGAGTCAGAAGCTAATGTTAAATCATCTCCAACTACTAAGTCAGTTGAAATATCTACTTTGGTACTTGCATCAATGTCAACTGTTGGTGCAGTTATTTGTATTGTAGTATCAGCGTCAATATCTAGTTGTCCATCTGTTGATGAGTTTATAAATATTGCATCGTCTCTAAACTGTATTTTTTTATCCGTAGCTACAAGTATGTCTCTACCTAGCCCATCAATATAAGCTATACCATCTATGTAAATATCTTTAAACTCTAAAGAATCCGTACCTATATCTAATGTGCCAGTTGTTTTTGGTGTAACAAGAGAAGCTGAAACTACAAGGTCTTGAGCAGGACCTATTTTAGTTATAGCTCCACCATTCTCTGATGTACCATCGTGTGTATGTCCTGACGTTCCAAAAGCCGTGGCTATTGCATCAAACTCTCCATCAAAATCTGAAGCGTTGATAATATTACCATCAGCTATATTGTTTGTCGTATCTGTTCTTGAGTAACCTGCCATAATAAATCCTATGAATGTGTATGTTCTGCATATTCTAATGTTACAGCATCTAATGAGTATGGAGCATCTGTAGACTCTGACTCAAACTGTAGTGATGCTGTAAATCCTGATCCTGTAGTTTGTTCTTCAAATATACTTTTTAAACTTTCTCCACCATATGTTGAAGCTCCTACAGAGTTCACAGTTTTAAATGATACTTTTGTGTTGTCATCTAAACTAGAAGGTGTTGCAGGACTAAAAGTTAAATTACCTGCATTGCTTGTTATAGAGGGTGTAGATGATAGTGTAAATACTGTGTGTACAAAACTAGCACCTGACCCTGTTCCTTGACCTGCAATTATAAATGTATCACCTGCAATTAAATCTGATGTAGATAAATTATCTACTGCAATAGTAGTAACACCTGAACTATAATCACTGCCATTATTTACTAACCCACCATGAGCAAACTGTACATTACCATATAGAGCCTGTACACTTGCAACTGATGTATTAGATAATGTTTTAGTTGCAGGTTGTATTATAGATGAATCAGAAAAATCATACTTTAAAGAAAAGTTAGAATTAAAACTACCCTGTGGGTCTGTAAATAAAAACATCTTATAAAAAGATTTTCTAACCCTAGGGTCAGTAATAGGAAAAAAAGGTGTAGCAAATGTAGATATTATATTAGCACCATCAAAACTATTACCGTCTTCCATTCTATATACGTATCCATCTGTATGTGCAAACACAATTAATTCAGATGTACCATTGTAATTACTGTCTGCTACAAACGCTCTTATACCTCTAAGTTCACCCCAAGCTAAACCTTCTTGTAATTGTGTAGCCAACAAACCTTGTGAAGAAGTTGCAGTAATACTACGATTAAAACCCAATATTCTGTATTGACTTTTTTCTCTAATAACTACACTTGCAAATGATGTATTTCTATTTACAAAGTTTGTTACTTCATCCTGTATTTGTTTAGAAGTAACAGCTAAACCAAAGTCACCTATCTTATCTGTAGCACTTAATGATCTTATACCATCAGGTCCTAAGAATAAAATGTCACCACCTATTTCTTGTATTGTGTCAGTTGCTACACACCCAATATCCATTGTAATAGGTTGTAATTGAAAGTCAGCTTCTGATGAACCTACAAGTCTTTGTATTCTTCTTTCACTAAATATAATTAGCTGTTCTCTAAATACAACAATGCCTGTAATTACATCGCCAACATTTATTGTACCTGCACCTGATGCTGCTGTAAAATCATCTGCTGTAAATAATGCAGTATACACTATATTAGAACCTTTTGCAAACATTATATGATTTTTAAAGTTTGCTACGTGGGTTGCTCCAATAACGTCTGAAGGTGCATTGTCTATTGATGTAAAGGTTGCTCCATCAAAAGTAAAAGGTTTGTTTATTTCATCTACACCAACTAAAGTTTCCGTGCCATTAAAATTAAAACTAGCAAATCTATGCTTTGACATTAACGATCTATCAGATGATAGAAACGTAACTGCTGCATCGTCACTAGGAGAACTAGCAAGAGCAGGGTTTATATTTATTGTTGACCCACCTGACGATACAGTTGCGTCTGCTGTTACTGTATAAACCTTTGCTATACCTGCTACTGTAAACGTGTCACCTGCTTGAGGTGCGGCAGTTAATCCATCTATGGCTAATGTACTTCCTGTTTGTGACCCACCATTTACTAATACTGTTCCGTACACAGGTACATTTATTCTAGTCCAATTAGATGCAGAACCTGCTGACCTAAATAAGTTACCACCTCTTGCTACAACTGCTGTATCTTCAAAAGATGCTACACCTTCTATGTCTCCTGAACCTGTTACAAAAGTAACAGCAACTTGATCTGTTGCATTTGCTGCTAGATTAGGACTAAAACCTACTGTAACTCTTTTGTTTGCTGTTAAGTCTGTTGCATCTACAGAAGACACAGTATAAACTGTTGCATTACCTGCCACTGTAAATGTGTCACCCACACTAGGAGACGAAAACATATTTGCTAAAACTATACTACTACCACCTGATGATACTGTTGTAGATACTTTAGGTTCACCATAAGGTGGCACTTGATTATCATCAAATTTTTGAAAACCTTCTATCCTTCTAAACCCACCTTGCACAGATGGTTCAAAGTTATTCAACACCCTAGCTGTGTTAGGTTGTCGTATACCATGCTGTAGTGGAGATAGATTAGATATTAATCCACCTTTAAATTCTAGAGGATATGTTTTCCATGTAGTAGGCATTTATAGTGAATCCAGTGATGAACCTGCGTTTGTTAAAGATGTTCCAACTCTACCTCTACCACCTGCAACAGGTGTCATGTAAGACCTAACATAAATATAGTTATTATTTATTAGAAGTGAACGCATGTGTTTAATACCTTCATCAAACTTTTCTTTTGCTACAACAGCATCTTGTGTATTACCTCTAAATAAATATGCATAGTGCATTGCACCATCAACTATGATATGTTTAAATCTTTCAGGTACATTTGGTACATCATTGTGGTTCTCTAATTCTACAGCTATTCTGTAGTATTCATAAACTAATTCATATGCCTTGTCAGGCAAGGGTTGTAGTATATATTCTAAAGACGGAGCGTATATAATAAATCTCGGAACTCCTTTTACAGGATCAGATTTATATTCTTGATCAACATACTTTTCTAGGTATTCATTATATGCTAACTCTTTTAGTTTCATAGTTTGATTACCTAGTGTAGTGTTTTCTTTTATTCTAAAACTTCTAAAGTTAATTGTCTTTGCATCATCAGGAAATGGATATCTTGCTGTACTTGCTGTCAATGTATCTTCTTGAAGCACATGGTTATAGGGCCATTCATATTCTGATTGATTCATATATCTTATTGAAGCATTGACTGCATCTTTAGCTAAGTTATAAAAACCTGATGCAGTAGAAAAGTTAGTAGATGTTAACTCTACTTCATTTAATCTTCTGTTTACATCATTTACAATTGATAAAAAATTATATGCCATTACTTATCTCTCACAGCTAGTTTAACACTTCTCTTTGCTGTACTTCCTGTACTATCAGTCATTGAACAAAAAAATGTGTACTCTCTATTTGCAGTACCACCTGCAATATTTATTGTTGCAACAGTTGTTGTGTTTGTTTGGGATATATTTTGTATGGTATCAGAAGTCGCACTACTAGATGCAGTGGCAAGAGTTTGTCCACTAGCTAGTGTAGTTTCAGTTCCATACTCAGTTGATTTTACAGACCATGCAACACTACTTATAGTTGCTGTTCCTAAAAACCTAGACCAATCTACACTATAATCTAACTGTTCATCAGGGTCTTTAATGGGCCATCTGAATGACATTTAATCTAACTCCTCTATGCTGCTATTTTTATTGTTCTATCATCTGTTGATGATTGTCTTGCTACAAATGTTAATCTTATTTCCTCTTTTACATTTACTGTTCTTTCATCTGCTGTACTTTGTGCTTTAACATATACAACTCTTGATATAGCAAATTGATCTTTAACTGCACCAAAATCAAACTGAACACCTGTAGCAGTAATTGTTCCTGCTGTAAACGTACCAACAGCACTAGCTAATGTTATGTCAGCATTTGCTGTTAGTGTAGGTGTTCCTATAGAACCTGTAGTTACTACACCTGTAGGTACTACAGCAACAACAGTTGTTACTGTTCCAATAGAAAGTGTTGCACCTACACCTGTTATGTTCTGAGCAGCTGATGATGCTACTACTGTAACTGTGCCTACTGCCGTTGTTCCTTGTACACCTACAGCAAAAGCTGTTGCACCTCCTGCTGCTCCAAAGGGTGCTTGAGAAAAAGATACAGATGAAAATGACATAGTTAACCTTTAGGGTATTTATCTTTTACTGCCTTAATAGTTGTTTTCCAACCATCAATTCCATTGTGGTATAAATCATCTAACTGATCTTTGATAGACGGATAAGCCACTTCTCTATCTCTTTGATATTTGTTATTATCATAAATAGTTTGAAGCTCTGCTTGTTTGTCTGTAATTTGTTTTGTTGTTATATTAGTTGGATTATCATCATGCCAAGTAATTTTATTTATGTCTTCATCATTTACACTGACTTGTGCATCTGATTTTATTGCTAAAATTGAATTTAAAATATCTGTCATCCTGCTATCTCCATTACTGTAATTGATGATGTATGTCTTGACGCATTGTCATTGTCTGTATCATAAAGAGTTAGTCCTACATACAGTGTCGTTGCTCTAATTTTTGCTTGAAGTTTATATGTTTGTTCAGAAGTAGAACTTGGTGAATCTAAAAATATAGATGTTCCTATGCCACCACTATATACACCATTATTGCTACCACTGCCATACAATCCTGTTGCAGTAAATCTTTGTCTACTACCAGCAGCATCACCTCTAAATATTTCAGTTGAACCTCTTAGCAAAGTAAAACCACCACCAGCATCTCCCATTGTAATTGGACAATGAACTAATACTAAAACTTTGTTTGAAGTTGATGAAGGAGTAATATTTACAGTCATTCCTGTAATGTCAACAAAAGATGTGCTTGTAGTTGAGAACGTATCTTTTTTAACAGTTTGCACGGCTTGAATAACAGAACCAGTAGGTCTGGCTTTAGTTCCTAAAAGATTTGCTAAATTTCTTGCGTTACCCATATTTTATTCCTTAACTCGGTTTCGTTGGAAAGGTTACGTTATCCAAATCCGATGCTTTAGTAATGTCTCTAAGCTCTTGTCTGTATTTTCGCCATGCAGTTGCATCACCACCACTATCTGTAAGTATATTTATTTTATAGTCTGCTTCTTCTAATAATGGTTTTCTAGTATCTCTTAAATTATCTTTTTTACGCTCGGTAGCACCATCAGCCCAAGTCTTTTCTTCAGCTTCTCTTGCTTTAACTTCGTCTGAAGTCATTTCTACTATTAAGTTATTAACCATTTTTTTCATTAGTCTTTAAACCCATAAAGTTTAACTGATCCAGAAGCAATGTCTCCACTGCTACAATAAAATCTAAATCCATTAACAACATTAGCAGCATTGGCTACTATTAAACTACTACCAAAAACATTAGCAGCATGAACACCATTTGTATAAAAAGAATTTGACATACCAGTAATACAACATGATCTTGCTGTGTTATTTACATTTTGTAAAGTTGCATTAATAGTAATTCCTTCTCCTGTAGCATTACCAAGTACGTAATAAGCAGGAATACCAAAATTGCTGGAAGTGTTATTATTTAAATAAGAACTTGAACTTAAAACTGCTGCTTCTCTTCCATGTATTGAGCCAGTTTGAACTGTTCCACCTACAAATACTCGGAATTGTAAAGAAACACCATCAGTTGCTGGAAGAAACTCTGCTTGTATTAAATAATTATTATAGGTTGAATTGATGTATGTAGAATCTATATCATAAGCAGAAACAGCACTACTTATGGTTGCTGAAAGAAGATGATCTATACCAGCACCAGTTACATTTCCTGTAAACGCACCACCTGTTTTTGGCATAGCATCAGATAAAGCAAAAACATCATAGACTACAATCATCACTTCATCAGATGCAGTAGCACCACTAGATAATGTAACTGTATTGGCTGTACTCGTATTATAATCTGCCGTGTCCAAAAGAACACCATTAAGATATACGTCTACAAGTGAACCACTATCTATTTGAAGTGTTTTACTATCAAGATCACTACCAGTAAATGCAGTTTGACTACCACTAGCAGAGTAGCGATATCTTTCTCTTATACCAAATCCATCTGAACTTTTACCAATGTAACCCATTATGCTTTTATTTCCATTACTGTTATGCTGTGTCTACCTCTTCCAGAAGCTGTTCCATTAGAGGGATAATTTATATATTGAGTAACAGAAGAACTAGAAGCAAATTGTAATTTATATGTTAGTTGATTTGTAGATGGTGCAGTATCTTGTAAAGAAAATGGTATTCCCAATAAAGTATGATCTAAAGATGCATAATCATCAGTATTCCAAAAGGCATCACTTCTTATATAATCACTATCTCCACTAGCAGTTGCACCAACAAAAGCACCATTACCACCACCACTTGTTTCTGAACGATAACATCCAATCCCACCATTAGGATTAGAACCACTCCCTAAAAAAACTTTTCCTATAATTAAAATTTTATTACTTGTTGCTATTGGTGTAATGTTAACTGTTAACCCAGTTATATCTGCCCAAGTTGTAGAAGCTGATAATGCTTGTTGTGTATCAGTTGTAGCTGTTTGCACTTGTAATACAGAACCAGATGGCATTTCATCTCTAACTGCGTTTGTAGCAAGTTTAGCTGTTGTGATTGATCCATCAGCTATGTCTGCTGTATCAACTACATTTTGTGTTATTACTGCTCCTACATACCCCATTCTATCACCTATGTGCTAATCGCATCTACTGCTGACACAACAACATCCATAGAGTTTGTTGCATCTGATTTTGCTCTTAACTTATCGCCTGATTGCAGAACTATCTTTGCACCACCATCTATAAGTTCTAATGATGAACCTGCAGGGATTGGTGCATTTTTAATTAAGTAAGCTGTAACATTATTTGAACTATCTGTTATAGCTACGTCAGCCGTTATCGTAGAAGTTGACGTGTTGGCTAATCGTATGCCAACTATTGCATCGTCACTATTTGCTTGATCCCTTATATCTACTAACGAAGCATCTATATCTTTAGTTAGTTGCCGTTCAAAATCTTGTGCCATTATATTCTCCTATTCAAAGAGCAATCGCCATAGCTGTGGCGAACCCTTTTGATGCCGCAGCATCTATCTGTGTCTGTATTGCTGATGTTACACCATTTACATAGCCTATTTCTGTAGATGTTGTAGTAGCTACTGATACATCACCACTACCATCAGACACCAAAGCTCTTCCAGTTGTAAGATTTTCCATCTTACTAAATGCTATTGCTGCACCTGATGCTACACTAGCGTTGACTACAGCGTTACTTGCTAACTGATCAGCACCTACGGCATCATCAGCTATCTTTTCCTGTGTAACATTATCATCAACTATTGAAGCTGTTACTACGGCATCACTTGCTAATTGATCTGCACCTACGGCATCGTCTGCTATCATGGCTTGTTCTACTGCATCATTCGCTATTGTTACTGCTCCTGCATCACTTGCAGTTGCATCACCTGACATTGCAGAATAAATATATTTTTTAACTCTTGTTAATTCAGATTTTACTTCTGTTCCACCTGCACCATTATCAACAATAATTAAATCAGCATTTACTAAATCTTCACCAATATCACTTGCACCATCTATTTCTAATGCACTTAAAGCAACTTTACCTGCTGTAGATATTGTACTTAATAAACTATCACCAATACTACCTGCAAGTTTTGATGCAGCAATACTACCTGCTAACTGTGCATTTGTAATTGTTCCTGACAATGAACTTGTAGGATAATTAGTAGCATCAGCTAAATCAAAAGCAGGAGTAGCATCACTTGCTCCTAAATCTACGGATACTCCCCCAAAACTTACTGAGTCATTTGCTAGTTTACTATTAGCAATACTACCTGCAAGTTGTGCATTTGTAATTGTTCCTGATAAAGAACTTGTTGGATAGTTTGTAGCATCTGTTAAGTCAAAAGCAGGTGTAGTATCACTTGCACCCAATGCTAAAGAAATACCACCAAAGTTAATAGAAGAGTTAGCTAGTTTAGCATTTGCAATGCTACCTGCTAATTTATCATTAGCAATACTACCTGCCAACATTGTATTTGAAACTGATCCAGTATCTCCTGTACCAACTAATGTACCTGTTGTTGTTGGAAAACTAAGTAAGGCTTCAGTATGATTAATTTTATTAGAACCAAGAACGATTGCATGATTACCCATGTAAGCATGGCTTGAACACTGATAGTATAATATGTTTGGTGTATCTTCATTTACTGCTATTTGTAAATATGTACTAGTTGTTGTAACACCTGTTGTATATGCTGTAGTTTTATCTGCATCTAAATAAAGTCTAAACGGATGACTTGACATATCACTAGAGCTAAGAGTAAATCTGTAATAATACTCTGAATTAGATGTTACATTATCAACACCATGTAATGTTAAAGCAGGAGACTCAACACCATTTATAAAGTAAGCACTACTGCTTCCATCTCCATAGTATGGGTGTGCCGCTGTTTTAGTTCCTACTGTAACTGTAAATTCTACAGGTGCTGAAGAACTGCCATATATACCTGCGTGTGTATCAGCAGAACTAACTCCTGCACTGATAACATCTTGTCCACCCATGTTTAAATCACTAGTTAATGTTCCAACGCTAGTTAAACTAGATGCTGTTACTCCTGAGTTAAGTGTGCTACCTGTTAATGTTCCTGCCGCGGCTGTAACAGTTATATTTCCTGTTCCATCAAAACTTGTGCCGTTTATTGTTCTAGCTGTTTCTAAAGCAGTGGCTGTTGCAGCGTTGCCTGTTGTTGAGCCTGAACTACCACTTGTATTACCTGTAACATTACCTGTGATATTACCTACAAATGTTCCATTAATATTATTACTTGCATCTTTAAACACTGCTTTATCAGCAGGATATGTTATAAATATTTCTCTAGTACCTGATGACCAACTAACTGCATTGTTAGAATTAGAACTTGCAAGTATTGTTGTTCTTGCTAGTGTAGTACCTGAAGATGTAAAAGTTCCTATGCCTACTTCAAAGTCTGTACCATCTGTACATACATAGTAGGTAGTATCAGCATTAATTAAATTAGAAGTAAAGGTTTCAAAACCTGTTACTGCTCCTCCAAGTGTATACGTACCTGTACCTGTAGTGGTAGTGGTTTCTTTTACTCTATCTTTTACTACTAAAGCCATTTATGCTAACCTTATAATTGCGTCACTTGCATTTGCTGTTGGCATAGCCACTGTAAATGTACCTGCCGTAGATGCTACTGTTCCACCAAAACTAATTACTGCTATTGCTCTGTTACTTGCACTTGAATTATATATCATTGCACCTGATGCAGATATAGTAGAGCTAGTAAATTCAACATCTGCAAAATCTACAAAGGCAGTTGTACCACTTGTATCTATTACAACACTACCCAAAGTTGCACCACCACTAGAGTACCCTGTACCTGATGCTTCATCTGAATTGCCTGTTATGTCTGAATAGTTTGTGGATGTAGCGTTATATGTTCCTGATTCGCTTGATTTAATTAACGCTAATTTAAGAGTGTGTCCATCAAGGTCATGTAAGCCTTGAAGTAACTCTTTTTTGAAAGTTGTTGTCATTGCAGTTGTGACTGTCATATTTACCTCATTGGGTCAGGATATTCCTCAATAAAAGCTGAAACTTCTAAATCGTCTACAGCACTTGCCTGTGCCTTTATTATATCTCCTGACTCCAATATAATGTCTGCACTATCTAATCTTAAAAAATCATCATTAGCAACTGTCTTAGTCTTAATAAGATTAAAAGTAGTAGATGCTGATGTGTCAGTAATTGCTATTGTTATATCTGTGCTATTTGTTGTATCAACATTACAAATAAATATCTCTTTGATTACTGCTGTTTTGTTTGTAGGACATGTATAAAGTGTAGTAAGATCAGTTGAACTTAAATCTACAAAAGCGTTTAGTCTTCTTTTTACTTCAAATGTCATACTAAATTCCTAGTTATAAGAGGGCAAGTTTCCCTGCCCTCTATTATATGTGAGTTACGCTAATGTATCTCTGTCTACTTCGTCAGCAGTCATTGTGCCAACGTCATCAATATCCAACAATGTAGCAAACATTCTGATTTTACCACCAGTTGTTGTGCCTGTCATTGCTTGAATTTCAATGTCAAGTGTATCGGATGTTCCACCTACAATTACAGGACTGTATGCAGCAGGAGTAGGAGCATAAGTACCTACAGCTTTTGCATCAAAGACAAAGCCATCAACAAAGTTGTCAAGGTCTCCACCTGTAATACCCAAGTCTAACGCTACATCAGTTGAAGTACCTGCATGTACTTCAGTAACTTCAAGACCTGCGTGTAAAATAAGTGTGTTAGCAGGAATAGTTAATCCCGGAATAACATCATCAGCTGCAAGAGCAGTACCTTTATCTGTTACTGCTTGAGCAAAGTCTAGTGTATGCTGAACAAAGTAAGGTTGTCTACCTCTTGCACCCATACCTCTAGCAACGGAAGTTGTATTGTCGCCTAATGCCATAATCTAATCTCCCTTACGCTAAGCAATATGCAGCAGTTACGATAGCTTCAGGGCGAAGTATCTTTCTGCCATACAAATGCATACCACGAACAATATCAGCGAAACTATCAGGGTCTCTGTAAGTTTCTGTCTTATTGATTTGTTCAGCAGTAGCTATAGCTGACTGGTGTCCTGCTACAATAATTCCAAAATTTGAAGCATTCTGACCACCTGTTGTCGCAGGGCCTGTGCCTAGTGACGGAAGGTTGTTAGATGAATAAATTTTAAAACCATGTAAGTTATTTATTACCATGCCATTCTGAAGACCACCTGTGTTTCCACCAAAGTCTGCGTTAAACAGTCTTGAGTCTTCGTCTTTTAACATTTCAATAAATACAGGATCAAGAACTAGCCATCTATTGGCTGAGTCAACATTTTGTTGATCCATTAGTCGTGACATACGTGCTATGATTTGTAGTGGGAACGCATTACCTGTTGTTCCACTTTTAGCAGCAGTTGCTCCACCTGCTCTTGGCTCAAGTCCGATAGCTTGGTTTGCAGTACCTGCAGTACCATCGGTTTGTGTAAAGTCGGAAGAATCAAGTGACATTGAAGCCAATAATTCTGCACCAACTAAGTTAGAACCACTAGAAGATGTTGTCACAGCTTTAGAGCCGTTTACTGATGTATTAACAGTGTCAGCATTGCTATGCAATGATGATTGCTTAAAACCAGCTAAGTAACCCAATACTTCTTGATCGTATTGGTCTTTCAATCTGTACGCTGCACGATCAGATGCAAGTGATTGAAAGTTAATATGCGAATGAGCTTCTTCAATGTCATCAACTTTAAATGCAAAATAGTTTGCTTTGTCAATAACTAGAGAGAACTCTTCATCGTCAATGTCTTGTGGTGAAATAGTTGTGCCACGAGCATATGACTTGACTGTAATTTCAGGTTCTTTGATTACTTTAACTGTATCTCCAAAGTTTGCAATTTCACCAAAGTAGTCTGAATTTGTTATCGCTTCTACAACAGAACCCTTACGAAAAGCAAGTTGTACCTGTTTAGAATAGATAATTGGCGAGAAATTTCCGTTAGGTAAATTTCCGTATCCTGCCGCAGTAGTAAAAGCCATTTTAATTCTCCTATCTTTTACTTAAACAGATGCAAAGTACCATACCATTAGAGGTCTACTGTTAAAGGTGCAAACTTAAAATACGTTGCAATCGTATTCAAAGATTGGGCTTAAACATAATAGAGTGTTCTTCTCGTATTACTGGAATTTGCTAATTGAATATAAACTTGGTTGCATATTGCTATGGGCAAATTTATACTTTGCTTGTAGTTATACCTACAAATTGTTATTTGTCAACAGTTTTTTGTTTTGGAACTTCAATAAAACTAAAGTTGACACTAAAGGAACGTCTTTCTCCCTTAGTCTTAAATGGATAAACACAATGAAATAATTCAGCAGGAAATACATAGAAGTCTCCTACTCTTGGTTTAACCATAAAATTTGTTTGACTATATCCTGATGGTGTACCATGAGCAAACTGTATATGTCCGTTTGCAGGATGGTGATCTTTATAGTCTTCTTCCCATTCTTTATCTATACCTTTAGGTAATTTTAAATATCCAACACAAGACATTCTAGAACCTGTATGTATATGTAATGGGTTGTATTCGTTTTCAAATTGTCTAACAAACCAACCTGATGCTATTTGCACACCATAGTCAAATTTATTACTATCTAATGCCTTTGTACCAAATGAATGTCGGTACTCTACATAATTATGTAATCTGCCTATGAAATGTCCAAACTCTTCGTTCCAAAGTTTTTCTATCTCTTCATTAAACTTTAGTTCTTGTTTTACTTTACCAACAAGTTTGTCTGACCAATCTGCTAAATCAGGACTCATAGCTTCATTCATCTTTCGCACAAAAGCTGGTGTCATTTTTTTGTATCCCATTACAGGACCAAAAGGTGCTATATATTCTTCATCCTTTTTAGGAGTATAAATTTTTCCGTGTGACATATCTACTCCTATCTTGCTGAGCCAGATATATCATATACGAACTTACCACTACGTATAGCTTCCATTATTTCGTCAGATCGTTTCTCATATTCTTGAGGACTCATCTTCTGAACTTGTGACTCTTTGATGTATGAAGCTGTTTCATCCGTAGTTGGTTTACTTCTTTCTGATCTAGTGTCTACAGCTTTAGCTGCATCTTTTTCACTTGATTTCTTTTTAGGCTTTATATCTTTGTCTGCCTTATATAAATCAATTGCTCTTGATGCAGATTTAGCATCAGCACTATTTTCATACAGTGCATCTTGTACCCACTTAGGTTGTTGATCAGCCCAATCATGGAACTCGTCACTATCTCTAATCTCTGCAAAGTCAGGATGTAATCTTAATAACTCTGCTTCTGCTTTTTCTTTTGATGCTTCAACTCTTAAGTCTTCGTATTCTTTCATACGATTCTCTAACATTTCATTTTGTTCTTTTGCTTTTTTAATTGCTATAGTTTCAACTATTGCAGCAACGTCAGGATATTCTTTAACCCAAGTATCTAATTCTTCTTCTGTCTTTGGTAATTTAATTTCACCTTTTGTTGAAGACTCTAGTTGTTTTTTAAGTTGTTCAACTTCTTTCTTTAGTTCTTCGGCTTGTTTTTGCGAGTGTCTGCGTAAATCGCCATAGCGTTTCTTAAAACTTCTCTCTTCAGCATTTTTAGGAACACTCTCATCTTCAGCTTCCTTTTCAGGTTCTTTAGATTTAGTATCACCTTTTTGCTCCTCTACTAGTTTGTTTAATTCTTCTTCATCTTTTTTTATTTTTTCTTCTCTGCTATATGGTCTAGCCATAAATGCTTTCTTTTCTGCTTTAACTTCTTTTACCATAGCTTGTGCTTGTTCTGCCATGTTCTTCTCCTTTGTTGTTGGGGTCATAGTAGCCACTAAGGGGTGTGAGTAGCCAACAATGTTAGAAAGTTCTTTCATCTCTCTTAACATTAAATTCTTTATCTTTAAATTTTTCTTTCGCTTCTTCTTTAAATTTTTCTGCTTGTTTATCTGCTTTTGCTTGAGCTCTTCTTTGTTCTCTAAATTTATCATCGTCATCACTAGTTGATGTTTGTGTTTTTGTTTGATTTGCAGATGCCACAGATTTAGTTTTATTTATACCTAAATTTTTTAATTCTGTTTCTGTTCTTGGTCTTGGTTTTGTTGTTCCCGGACCTTTACCTGCCGCTGTTGTTACTGTTACTTTTTTCTTTTCACCTGCAGCCTTTACACCATCTATGTAACTTTGATGTATACCTGAAGTCATATCTGTAAATGGCTTTCCTTTTTCTTTTACATTTGCGAAAGGATTTAAAGCACCACTTGTAACACCTTTAAACATAGCTTTTATTTGATCAGGATATTTTGACTGTAATCCTCTTCTACCCGGAGTTCCGTATGCACTGCCATCTAAGTCAGGTGAATACACATCCCAATCACTTCCATTCCACATAGCTTTCACGTTATAACCTTCAGCTTTTAAGGTATTATACTCTCTTTGATTTTGTGTATTCCATCCTGCTGGGGCTTTACTTTGATCTACTGCTCTATCAAATATAGATTCGCCCTGCAAGTTAGCCCAATCATCAGCGTCAGTTATAGTTATATCTCCACCAATTCTAACCATCTTTCCTTGATGTACTGTATATTTATTACCTGCGTCAGGGTCTTCTTCAACCACAGGTTGTATTGAATTTGTTATTTTAGATTCTTTAATTGCATCAGGAGTTTTTGTGCCTTTAGGAACATAGCCCGGTGGTATAGCAGGAACAGGTGTGCCACTTACAATATAGACAAGTATCTCATCTCCTGTTTCAGGATTAACATAAACAGCTTGTTTAATACCTGCTCCACCCATGTATTGATTGTATGTTGATGAAGGAGTTAATCCTCCTTGTTGCATTTCTACTGCATTGCCATCATCATCCTCTGCTATAATATCTGTTTCATCAAAAGGTAAATCATCAGGAACTGTTGCTTCATCTGCATTGCCCATCTGACCCATAGCTTCCATCTTTTTAAGACCTTGCTTTGCTTCTTGTCTCATTTCCATAAGTCTATTCAAACCTATAAAACGAACTACATCAGCAGGAAATACAAACTCTCCTTCACTTAATTGTGCAGGTATATCATCTCTTACTTCTTCTTTAGTAGAACCTATTGGAACATCGTTGCCTGATACAGGATCAGTTGCACCACCTTCGTCTTTTAGCCCACCATCATTTTCCATTCTTTACTCCTATTACTTCTTCTCTTAGAAGTTTTAGTCTTCTTAATGTAGCCACAGCACCTTGTGATCTATACATCAAAGTCGTATTGTCGCTATGTTCCATAGCTTTATGTTGTTGTTCAATTAGTAAATCTAAATACTGATTAAAGCTATCTAACAGGAGCTTGTCCTGCACCAACCCTTTGAGCTTGAGGAGCACCTGTTTGCGTTCCTTGTCCAACATTACCTGTAAATCCTTGTTCATTTGGTACAGGTGCTTGACCTGTTCCTATTGTACCACCACCTGTACCAGCAGTATCTTTGGGGTCAGCACCTGCTACAGGTTTTTGTGGTTGCATATTCTGCATCATCTTAGCTTGAAGTGCAGCTTCTTCCATATTATTTGTAACTTTGTCAGGGTCTAAATCCATTGACTTAGCTATCTCTCTTATTATATATTGAAACTTAGCAAATGGAGCAAGTGCAGGATTACTAGCAGTTCCCATAAACTGCATTAATCTTTGACTTCTTACTTCATTAGCCATGAGACTTTCTGTTCCTCTAGCTTTAACTTCTAAGTCTCCACGTATATCAGGATTAAAATCAAACTGCATATTAAAGCTAAACAAACTTTCTCCTAGAGGTCTTAATAAATAATCATCTACATTTTTAATTACAGACTTGATACTTATACTTGCTGCATTCATCAACATACTAATACCTGATGCAGTTCTTCCTGTACCTGCAACACCTGTCTGTCCATGTGCAAATGATGGTAAGCCTGTACTTTCATCTGCTAGTTGTCTTGCTTTATCAAACAATTGCATATTCTCATTTGATACGTTTGGAAATTTAGTGCCAAAGATTGCTTGACCCGGAGCACCACCTTGTCTTCTAAAAACTTTTCCCGGATATACTGACAAGTCTTGTCCCGGAACTAAATTAGTTTCATCAACTTCTATTAATAAGTTTCCTGACAATACAGCATTGTCTACTGCCATTCGCATAAAACCATTCATTAATGTTTGTGTATCATCCATATTCTCTGCTACACCTACTCCAAAGAATGAATATGGATTAAGTTCATAAGGTGCAGACACGTATGGTATTTTTGCAGGAGTAAAAGGATTTAATACTACTCTTATTAAATTGTCTTGACATACCCATATATTTACTTGTAATTCATCAAAGTCGTTTAAATCTTTGGGTATGTCAATCTCATTTTCTTCTAGGGTTTCTCTATCTACTGTACCCCAATATTCAATAACTTCAAATCTATCTATTCTATATTCATCATTATAGTCAGCTAGATCATGCTCCCAATCTTTTTGAACATAGGCTTCACCCATTTGAATTACATTATCTATAACTGTATCTCTAAAGAATGGTCTCTTCTTTAAATTACGTAACTGTGTTCTAGATAGTTTGTGTCTTTCTATAATGTACTGTGCTTCATCCATATTAGTAGCATCAGGATCAGGAAAGAAATCCCACACTGATACATGACTTACCTGTGGTACTGTCTTTACAATAGGATCATATTCACCTTCTTCATTCCAATTAGGATAATCTTTATCTACAGCAAAAGGACCTTTCATTATGCCTGTACCAAACAAAGCCATTTCAAATGCTGTACTACGTAAATGTTTAGATGCGTTAGATTCCTCTAACTGATCCATTATTTTCTTTTCCATCTTCTTTGCTGCAACCATAGCAGGGTTATATGTTACAGACTTTGGATTAGTTCCCGGACCTTCTTTTACTTCTTGGTCAGCCAGTTTTTCTTCTAGTGGTCCTAGCTCCATACCTGCTCTATATCCAGCAGGAAGGTCTTCACCTGTAAACTCAGGTGGTAATGGTTTTTGTTCTTCTAATGGATTTGGTTCTAAATCAATGTGAACACTTTCAGATACACCTTCAGGTAGTTCTGTTGGTTCTACACTTAATGGAAACTTATTACCTGCAAATAACACATCTGTTATCTGACCATAAGCTGCAAGTGTTTTTGTTTTAGTTATCTTAACAAACACTCTTGACTTTTCTGCTTCAGAAAACTGTACATCAGGACCATACAATCCACGATAATTTCTATACGCTCTTAACCATCTGTCTTCATCATTCTGTCTAGAGTCTTCTGCTTTTTGGTATCTATCCATAACATGACGAATAAGATTATTTGCAGAGCCATCTTCTTGTTCTGTGTTTTTTACATCTTCTAATGAAGCTGCACTTTCTTCTATGTCTAATATATTTTCTGCCATATTATTCCTTAATATCCAAAGGTACTATCAGATGGTTGGTATGTAGGTTTTGGTACATTAGGATCATAATCAAATATACTAAACCTTGGTCTTGACATTATACCATATCTTAATGCGTCATACAAGTGATCTTCTGCATTTGTGTCTACATCTTCTGGATTTCTTTTGTCTAATGGTATTGCAGGTAACTGTGAGATCGTCTCAGTGCATGTACTAAAAAATACAAGTCTAGGTTGTTCCGTAAACTCATCTACCTGTAATCTTCTATGTATTTCATTCTTACCTGAAACACGACTTCCTTTACTTCTATCGGATGGTCTCCAACGACATCCTCGTGTGATCATTTGTTCAGCCAAAGAAGGACCAGTATCGCCACGATTATGCCAAAGGCTAGAGTCCAAAACACCATATCTAATATTGCCATCTCCTGATTCTACCTCCAATATCATATCTGCCAAATCTGTGGCAAGGACCTTAGATACGTAAAGTTCCCTGTAAACAACCAACTGTTCATCCGGCGATACAGCGAACCAAAGCACACCTGAATAAGACCCATAACCATAGTCACAAGCACGAAATTTAACCCAATTATTAGGAATCGGAAAGGGTTTAACAACGTGTATCTTGCGATCAAACTCAGTAAACGCTGCACCTTCTTTGATATCCCAATCACCTTCAAGTAACTGTTTTCTTTGATGCTCTGGAAGCGAGAGAAGCATGGCTTCATAGTCTCCACTTTCTGAGAGGTATGGATTGTCAGATAATCTTGCAGGAATAAATCTCCGTTTGAATAGAGCTTTTCCAGCTTTAGCGTGTCCTGCTGGGTATTTGAGGACTTCTCCTGTTTCAATATCTGTTGCGTCAAATGCTTCTCCGAAAGGTGCAGGGTCAATAAACATTTTCTTAACCCATTGATGTCCAATACCACCCGGATTGGTGGTTGCTCTCATAAAAATTGGTAAGTCTGATGCTATGGAACGTAAACGTGAACGCATATAGTTCCAAGCAAATGGACTTGACCATTGTGTTAACTCATCAAAACCGATCCAACTAAATGCCAAACCTTGATAACGCATAACGTCATTGTCTCTATCAAGATATGACATCCATAGTCTAGCACCTGATGGTGCTACCCATTGCATTTTTCTTTCTGACCACTTGATCCCTTTCCAGACTTTCGGATAGAGTTCTTGCGATTTAAATATAAGTTCCCTGAGTTCTTCCGTTGTGTGTCTAAGGAGCAACCCACTAAAGGCTGGATGACCCATGTATCTGAGTGGGTCTGCCAACATTGCAAAGGATTTACCCCCACCTGCTGAACCACCATATAGAACTTCTCTTTCTCCTGCTGCAAGAAACTCAGTCTGAGGTCCTGCATTTGGTTTAAATACTACATTCTGTTCTTCTTCAGGAACAGTTTCTATTTCTTCTAACTCTCTTATGACAGGTTTAGGCTCTGCTACTTGTTCTTTCTTCTTCAAGTTTTTTCGCGGCTTGGATCGCCTTTTCTGCATACTCTGACCAGACACGGAGAGTTCTAGCTTTGTTCTTACGTTTTTGCTCACGCTTTACTCTTTTCATTAATCCTATATGTGAGATGTATCTATCAGTAAACTTGCTTAACCAATTAGCTACTTCTCTATATGAATACTGTTTTAAATGTTGCTTTGCTTTTTCAAGTGCATCTAACTCACGAGGTATAGGTCTAAGAATGTGATCATTCTCAGGATCAGGTTTATATCCAAACGGAGTTGTTTTTGCTACACGTGGTATTGCTACCCATTCACTATTTTCTTTTAAGTCTATTAACTCAGGCAGCTTCCACTCACCAGTTGATCTACTCACTTTTTCTTTCCGTATAACTCATTAAATCTTTTTGCACCAAGTAATTTTCTAAGCCTTTTAAGACCATCTATTTGTGTGCCTTTATATTTATCAGGGCTTTTTCCTCTTTGAAATGGACTATCAAATTTTATAGCTTGGTCATCTATTTTTCCAAGTTTAGATAATTGTAAAACTTGATTGCTTGTTAGTTTTTTACCTGCCCTTGCTTTTTTTTCTAATTGATATATTCTATTACCAGTTCTAGAAATTACTTTTATTTTCTTTGCAGTTTGTTTCTTTATTTTTTTTAAATCTTTTTGCACCAAGTCATTTATTGACGGCTTTTTCTTTTTAGTTTTTTTAACAGTGCCTACTAGTAATTTTTTTATTAATTTAATAGCTACCATTTATTCATCCTCTACTTTTTTGGGTGGCATTAACATTACACCCCCTGAAGATTCTACTTGTATCTTCTCAGTTTTAATTAAACCTGTACGATCTAACAGTTCTTTTGCTGCACTTAATTTATCTCTTGTGCCTAGTTCTGTTGGATCATCAATGCCACTTACCATAGCAAGTGCAGCTTTAGGTGCATTACTTGCCATGAACATTTGTGTTGCTTCTAATATCTCTTCTTTCAAAGCATTTATTATTTCTTGATTGTTTGTTGAAGGAGCATATCCTGCAATTATCTTTGCATCTTTAATATTACCATTTGCTTCTGCAAACAATGCATCAATAAATTTTTGTTGACGTTCTGTTAATTTTCTAGCCACTATCTAAACAACCCGGCTTTTCTTAAATCTATATTGCCAAAAGATTTTTTAACAGCTTTTTTTATATTCTCTAGAGCTTTTTTGCTATCTATCTCTTTTAACCTTTGTTGATATGTAACATACTCATCCTTGTAAACACCACTTGGTGTCGTGTATGGTGTAGCTTTTATTTCTACTACTTTACTTTTATTTTTATCTTTATTACTCATATTTAATAAACTCCCTTTTCCTAGGTTTAAAAAACTCTTTTAAGTTTTCTATATGTTTCTTTCTTATTCTTTGTTTTTTTAACTCAAGCCTACTGCTTTCATGCGAGATATAAGTCTGTCTGCTCTGTTTGTTACCTGTTTGTACCATCGTGAGTCCTGCATCTGATTTCCTGCTTCATTCCAATCTCCGTCTCTAATAGCTTGTATCATCTTTTTAAATTTAGATAGTCTAGGTCTACCCATGTTAAACATCATGTTAGCTATGATTAGCTGTACCTCTTCAGGTAGTTTATTCCAATCATCAAATAGTTTTCTACATTCACCTATTGTAACTTTTATATCTTGTTCAAAGACTTCATTGACTCTTATCTCATCAATAGGTGTTCCTACTCCCATCATATATTCAGGATCATCTGGAGTTATAAGATGTCCTATACCAAATGTAGGTAAGCCAAGATGATCTAAATATACTTCGTATTTACATCCTTCATCTATTTTTAGTTCCTCTCTTAGTCTATCTATAAAAAATTCCATTACTCTTCCTTTTTATTATGTAATATAAATAAAGATTCTATCTTTTTTTCTGTTTCCTTTACAGCACTTTCGGTTCTCACAGAACTTACAAAATTAGTTTGTATTTTTTCATTAGCACTTTTACAATCTTCTTCTAACTTATCTACATCTTTTCTTAATGTAGTTACTTCAGTATGTAGCTTAACAGCTACAACTAAAGCTCCCAAGAAAAAAATTAATTGTTCCCAATACTGTAATATTCCTTCCATACAAACATCAATGTACCTTGTTTTTTTTATTCTTTCTAATAGCCTTATAATAGGCTTCGGTTAATTGTTTTAAATCTTCCTCTAATAAAAATATTATTTTCTTAGCTTCTAAAAGCTCTCTGCGTAAAGTTTCTTCAAATGTATCTTCGTGATTGTTCCATCCGTTTGCTTTAATCATTTTCTTCCACTTATTGCACTAAAACCGAAGTATGCTCCAACCAGTCCACACATTGAAATATATTGTGTCATAAGAATACTTTCTGCTTCTGCGAGTCTGTCTGGGAATGCCAAAGTCAGGATAGTGGTAATACCCATAAGAATAATTAAAACCCATGCCATTCTCCTTTTGTTTACTTGATATGCCATCTTATCTGGAATTAAATCGTTACTATTATCAGACATTCTTTTTTCGTGCATTCTTTAAAGACAGTTTTGCTTTTTTAAATATAGATACTACTTCTGTCTTACCCATTACCTTTGCTCTTTGTTCTCCAACTGTGAGTATTTGAATTTTTCTTGCATATGGTTTATTGACTTTTTTAACCTTTGCAACTGTTGCTCTTGCGTCAGATGGAGTTGCGAACTTGATGCCAACAGTGTCTTTAGGATTTTCATCCGTGTATAAACGTCTTCCACTACCTTTCGGTTTTTTACCTGTACCAACTTTAGGGTCTCTTCTTTTTTTGTTTTTTATCATTATATAAATTGTCAAAGGTTACGCTAGGGTCTAGGTAGCTTTCGTGGCTTTCTGCCGAGTGTGTCCACTGAGATGGTGTAAAGTCTGGAGCACCTTCCCCAGTAGCCCACAACGCAGGGCTTGTTGCACGGACTCTATTATTAGGTAAAGCAACAAAGTTTCCTGTCCACTTCCCTGCATCTAGCAGATATAATACATGCGACTGTTTATGTTGGGCAGGATCATCTGCTATGTCGCTATCTGTGTAGTCCACTGTAAATAAGTATTTACCTTTGTAAAACTCTCCACCGATCTTACAAAGCCAAGGGCTTGAACTTACTCTATCCATCACGACTACACTGTGATTTCTTGATTCACAATCCCAAGGTTGTGCTAAATGATCTTCCATTGGTTCTGACCATTCATCTAGTGGAATGTCAGCTACGAGTGCTTGTATTGGCATCCTAGCCCACATTGCTCCACCATGTATATTTGTTTCAGGTCCATCTTCAAAGTCAGCTTCGCAACCTGTGAATACTAGTTGAAAGCTAAGTGACCTATCAGGTATTGTATTAACTGCAAATACCATCGCATGTAAAAACTCTCCGTGATACTGCTGATGGTTTGACGTAAACTCTTTCCGTACCCAACAATGAAAATGGGGTACGTTACTTATGAGATACGGCATTATCTACGTCTAGCAGCTCCACCTCTAGCATAGCCTTTTTTCTTTTTACCCATGCCACCACCCATCATTTTAGGCTTCATAGCACCACCTTTAGCCATACCTTTTTTCTTTTTACCTTTATGCATTGGCATATTACATTCTCCTATTATGCTCTTGATCGAACCTTACCTGCAGTTTTTGTTCTTGCAAAAGATCGGTTTCTTCTTACAGATGAGATACCTAGATTATTCCATCTATTATCTCTTGGATTACCGTTTCTATGTGTAACATCTTTACCTGTAAGATTTACTCCACGTTTTTTCATAGCGTTACGTGCAGCATTCCGACTATCTCTACGTTTTACTTGTTCAGGTCTACTGTGATAATTATCATATTCTTTACGGTAATTTCTTTTATAAGCCATTAATTTTTCTTTAGATAGGCTATTAATTCTTTTTTACTTGGTCTTCTACCTAACTGTTTTTCTAATTTATTTTCAGCATCTATTTCTGCTAGTCTAACTTTTGCTGGACCTTTTCCACCTACTATAAGATTAAACATCCTACCACTACTACCCCCATTAGTTTTCTTTTTACCATTAAATAATTTTGGTTTAGGTTTTGGTAGTACTATAGTTACTGAAGATTTAGATTTAGGTTTTGTTTTAGGTTGAGAGACTTTAGATTTTTTTGTTTTAATTAACTCTTTATCAGACTTTCTTTCTTTTTGACCACCTTTAGTGCTTCTAACTACTATTCCTTCAGTTATTGTGCTTTTTTCTATTTTAGAAGGTTTTAACGATGCTAATATTGCTCCAATAGCTATACCTATTCCACCTGCTCCTGCAACAGCAGTTAAAGGATGTTTTCTTATCATACCTCTTATAGTATCTGTTATCTTTGACATACTTACATTAGGTGCTTTAGCTTTAACTTTTTTAGCTAGGTTGTTTATTTTTTGTTGAACACTTAATGTTTTAGTTTTAGTTACAGTTTTGGGTTTACCACCTGTAGCACTACCTACTTTAACATTTGGCTTAACACCTATTTTAGTTGTAGTTTTGGATTTACTACCTGTAGCACTACCTATTTTAGATTTACTACCTGTAGCACTACCTACTTTAACTTTTGTTTTAGTTGTAGTTTTATTTATTTTCATTCCGGGATTATTAGGACCTCCGGGTGTTTTACCTAGTCCTGCAACAGATGATTTTTTTACGTTAAGAAGAGAAGTTAGTTTAACTTTGGATAACATATTTTTAGGCACAGCATTTTGAATTTTAAAATTTTTAATACCTAACCTTCTCATTTCTCCGGTAATCTCAGCTTTTGTTGCTCTTATATATAATGTGCTTCGACCCGGAATAGATACTGGATATACTGCCATTATTTACTCCTTGTTATGTTTTTATACGCTTTCATTCCTTTAGGACCACTCTCACGTAATGCTTTTAGTCCGGGATTGTCTGTAACATTACCACCTGCTACATACATATGTTTCTTTCCACTTGACATACCACCATATGCCATTTTTTCTACATTCTTTTTAAGAATAGCACCACCTTTATTATTTCCAAATAGCTCTCCTTGGAACTTATTTTTAACAAATCTAGCACCGATTAAGGCAGCTTCACTTAAAGTTGGTATTTTTCTATCTGATGATCCATATTCACCTGATCTTAAAAGTTCATCTTTTATATCCTTTAAAGACCTTGCTGCTTCCCTTTTGTATTTATTAGGCTTACTAGGTGGTGCATCGACAGTTTTCTTAGGTGGATCACCTCTATCTTTTCTATTTAAACTTAGTGCTTGTTGTTTAATAACATCAAGTATTCTTTGTCTTCCACCACCTAGTTTTGTATCACCTACAATTTTATCAAGAACTTGATTTAATTTCTTTTTTAAAACATTCTTTCTGCTTTTATTTGCATCATTACTAGGTTCTTCCTCTAATCTATAAAGTTCTGCTTGGGCACTAACACCCATTTTCTCTAATTTTTTATCACTTGGTGTAGCTACTTGTTTCTGTGTCATTATTCATCCCTTTCTTTCCAACCTTCAGCCCTCATTGCTTCCTCTACATGCTTTAAAGTAAATTTTCTACCGTAATGGGCTTCAACAGCCTGTCGCACGTAGAAGACATCACTATGAGGAATATGCAATCGGTCTAAGGAATTAGTACGTATAGCATTATAAAATGCATCTAACACATTATCTGTATATAGTTTTACTGATTTTTTCATAAATGTCAAGTAATTATAGTACGTAGGGTTAATATTTATTAAAAACCACTTAATATGTACATTTATAGTGTTTTTTATAACTTAATATATTAAACACTTATAGTGTTACACTGTTTGTGTTCTAGTTATACATAATTATAGCCGATTTTTAGTCATCTGTCAAGAAAAAAATTAAAATACTTTACTTTTAGTGTTATCACTTGCCTTTGTGGTTTACAATGCATTTTCCTAATCTGTTGCAGTGTACATATACGTAACGTGTACGTGGGGGGTGGCAGTGGCATGGGGTGTGTATGAGCCGATAGTTAGGTAGGTAGCTGTAAAAATAGCATTTTTTAGACATATTTAGTGCTAAATAGACGTATTATTAGGATTATAGGTTAACTGTTAGTGTATCAATTGCTTTTTATACACTGTTTTTAATGAATGGGTTAGAAATTCTAACCGAATTATGCAATGTAGGTGTATAACATATCGTCTGTAAGCTATATATACACCCATATTTAAAAAAATATTATTATTAAGTTGACTTTGTTTTATTTTTCTGTGCATAATACAGTTATTGATAGGCAATCATGCCATCATGTATAACAAAGGAATTGTTATGTTAAATATTATTAAAGGTTTTGTAGCACCTAAAGCTACTCAAGAGCGTGAATCATTTACTATTGTTTCTAATTACTTTAATTCATTGGATACAATTAGAGGGAATGAGGAACATTTTATTTATGAAGGCAATCTTATTAATTCTATTAAGAATGTTAAAGGTAAGAAAAAAGAAAAGAGAATGAATGATTTAAACCTTTATAAATATACTAAATATGAAAGGCATTACTTAGGTAAGATTGCCAACAATAAAAAAGCATTTTTGGCTTATATTGCTAGTTATCCAACGGATACAAGGCTACCTAGTTTTGAGACTATTTATAATAATAGTGTTAAAGAATATGACGAAAATGGTAAGAAGAAACCTTCTAACCCAATTATGACAGGTGAGAAGAATACACCTAAAAATCAGGTTAGAAATTCTAACCCAAAAGTTGACAAGTCAGAAGATAAGACAACAGTAGATTATAAAGATAATCATGAGACTTTAGAGGAAGCTGTTGAGACTTGTGTTAGTATGCTTTTAGATTTTGGTGCAACTGAAGCTGAGATTGCTAACCTAGTTATTAAGTCATTACAGAAAAGAAATAAAAAGTTAATGACTACATCAAATAAAAAGACAATAGCTTTTAAAGTAGCTTAACTAATATATCAAAAGTGAGAGCAGAAATGTTCTCACTTTTTTTTTGTCTTTTTTTTTATTTTTTTTTTGTGCAACTACTATCATGGGGGGGGTGAGATATGCTTTGCAACTACTAT